CTTTTGTTGTATTTCCAATCGATTTTAATAATATGTAATCTATTATACTTTCTGATCTTTTATTATGTAATATATATGCTTCTTCATCAATACCATGTGAACATACAAATTTTATTTTATTATAAATGTCATGATGAATATAATCTCTGATAAATCTATCATCATTCAGAAAATACAATATGTCATCACCATAATTATTATAATCATTAACCATCATTTTACAAAAATCTTTTGTCTTAATGTAAAATAAATTATCATCATTAATTAGTCCATATTTATTTAAATCAATATAACATGTTGCATTGTGCACATCTGATCCATCTGTTATGTAATAATATTCCATATTGAAATATTCACTTAATAATGAAACCATAGGAATTATATAACACATCTGATTCAATGGGACTCTTATCATTTTGATATTTTTTCTAATATATGATGCAAATTCTCTCTTCTGATGTTTAATATCAGAAATATTATCCATATATCTATCATTTCTTAAGATATTATAGTATTGATATAGTGTATTATTCCACTCTCTTATTAATTATTAATATATTCCAATTGATGTGAATAATTTTTTAAGATACAATTCTATTATTTTTCTGTCAGATTTAGTATCATTTGTCAATCTAAATTCTGTTTTAACTATCGATTTGGTTATATTAGTTATAATTGCTTTTTGTAAATTATGATATCTATTTCCCTGTGGAAATTCATATTCATTTCCAATATATGGATATTTTTCTAATTTCTTGTCTAATTCTTCAATACTTCTGTAATCATAATTCATATCAAACAAATGGAATGTTGACAAATATATTAAAATAATCTTTTCATTTTGGTTTGATCTCATCATTGAATATTCTGTTACAATATCAATCATCTCTTCTAAAATTTCATCATTTATCTTGATGTTCTCAATTTCTTCTAATTCTTGATTAGGATCATTAGGTTTATAAATTAAGTTGTCTGATTTGAAAATGTTTGACATAAAAATTAATAATATGATTGTAATCACAATTATGACCAAAATATTAGAATTAATATCCATTATATTTATTATTCAGATAATAACATTATCTAAATAAGATTTATTTATTTAGTAAAACAATTCCTCTACTGCTTATTATTGTAAATAACACATTATTGATATCTAAATTTGTATTTACTTTGTCTGAAACCATATTTTTTGTGAAATATTGCACTCCATGTTTTGTATATAACTCTGAATACCCTAATGGATATAAAAGTCCTTCTTTTAGTCCTAAATGCAGTTTCATTATATTCACCAAATAATAGGGATTCAAATTTATGTCTGCCATCGACTTAATGATCTTAATTATATATGTTGTGATTCTCAAGATAATATTCTCTTCTATTTCATTCATATCTGAATAACATTTAAATGTCAATTGATGTTGTTCTAATCTGTCACTAAATGTGTGTCCATTCATGTCATTACAATTCTTGCCATATTCAATAACTGTGTTAATTATTATTTGTCTAATATTGTTTACCATTTTTATAAAATCAGTATTATTCATATATTGTGGTGCCATATTGTATTTTCCATTAAGATTGTCTGCCGATAATAATGAATCGGTTATTTCATATTGAGGGTCTTTCCCTGCATCATTGATTTTCAAACATCTATCATTCTCAATTGCAGGAATAAAACTTTCTGACTTAATACATGAATTATCCGATTTTATGATAAAATATGCAAACAGTATTAATAATAAAACAAATAATATTATTTGGATATTGTAGTCCATATTATAATTAAATATGCAGAATAATTTTTAATTAGAATATTTTAATTGGAAATTTATATTATAAACATCAATCATTATGACACAATTAATTAAACAACCAAATTACGCTGACTGTTCCAAATGCCACATAAATATATATAAGTGTGGCTGTGACAAATTTATAGGTGGTGATTCTTCTAACAATCAAGATCAAAAGAAAGAAATATTTGATGTAAAAGCTCATTTATATCCTGTCGATCAAAACATCACACCATTCCCAGATGAAGATATGGTTCATACTGATTCACATAAAGATATGTCCGGTGGTGGTGATGATAATGATTATTTATCTAAATATGCCGGCAAAAGTATTTACCAAGTCTTCTATCAAATTGCTAAAAGTGATTACAAACATCTTAAATCTCTTAATTAATTCCAAATCAATTTAATTATTTCCATTAAATTGTTCTTTAATGCACTAGGTGGGAATCGAACCCACGTCAAACGCTTGGAAGGCGCTCATTCTACCACTGAACTACTAGTGCTTGATGCTAATTTTATATACACTATCACTCTTTTCAATATCGCAATATTGGAGTATGTTGGCTTATAATTGCCAAAACTCGAATGATATGTGCAAATATTCCAATCATATATATCAAAAACATAAACGATATGTATGATTGGAATATTCACACATTCTATATTCAGAAATTATTTTTTAAGTCATTTTATTTTTTATATTTATTTGATTTCGATTTATTTAATTTTGATTTAGTTATTTTGACATATTTCTTTTTTGGTTTATCCTTTATATCTTTTGTTACTTTTGGTTTGCTTGAGCTTGATTCTGGTTCAGTCTTTATTATTGGAAAATCTGTTGTCGATAATCCTACTTTCTCCCTCAATTGTTTAATGTATTCAAATGTGTCTTTTGAATTGTATGTTTTTGGTCTGACTATTTCTTTATTTTTATGTTCTTGTTCTGGTATTGATATTGGTATTAATTCATCTGATTCATCAGATTTAGATTCAGTTTGATCAAAATTATCAGACTCGTCAGACTCATTAGAATTATTTTCATCTTGATATTGATTAATAATATCATCAGATTTAGTGTCATTATTTGTTCCAATTATTTGATATTTTTTGCATTCATTATTTTTCACAATTAACTTATTTATAAAACTAAATTCATCAGAATCTTTTCCATTCTTCAATAATGAAATATGTTCTTCATCATTATTGTCTATAATATCGTCATTAACATCAGGGACAGTGGTTAAACATCCTACAACTGACCCAAAACCAATTTTTGTATTGACCTTTAAATCATTCTTAATATCAACATTAATCTTATTAAATATACCTGATGCTGACCCACTAATCAAACCTATTATATTGCCATTAACTATTATCTTGTCATTGACCACAATATTAACATTATCTATCCATCTACTTATACCTGACATTATCCCAATCATATGACTCTCTTTATGATCTGATAATGTAATTGATCCATTAATTATAAGATTTGTATTTTGTATTGTTCTCACATAACCACCAATAATTCCTGAAACAGATCTTGAGTTGAATCTGATTTCACTGTTAATAATAATATTTGTATCAATAAAACCATCAGAACATATACCAAATAGCAAACCATTAAAGCTCGAAAATAAATATTTTTTGTTTGATTCATAACCGGTCTTTGCATAATTTATATAACGTCTTGTCTCAATGAGTCTGACTGATTTATTCAAATTATTATCAGAGAGTGTAATATTATTTGGAAAACTTTCTCTAATCTGAACAATCTTTTTGAGACTGTCTTTTTTAGAACTCATTATTAATTTTTTGATTTGATACAAATATGTTTCATTCACTTTATTAAAATCCTCTATTGTAATCATTGTATGTGATTGAATCTTTTCTATTGGTTTTTTTGATTTATTATTCAATACAATATTTGAATTATACATTGAATATATCTCATTACTGAATATTGGTGTTATCAGTTTACTTTCCTCAGTTTCACCATCTATAATAAACTCAATGTTGTAGTCAATAAGAACTAACTTCGCATCTGTCAAATTCAATATGAATGGAACTGTATTAAATGTTTTTATCACTTTCTTATTAGTAATTTGTCTCATATATATTGTAACATCTGATTTGTCTCTGTTTGTCAAAATTATCACATTTATTGGTTCATTAATTTCCATATGATGTTCAATATATATATCATTTTTAACATCAGTAATATCTAATATACAGTCATTAGGTGATGGTTTGAACTTCTTTTTCTCTAGATCTGGTATGATCTTACTTTTAATATATGAATATAATTTTGACTTTGAATTATTTGTATGATCTGTCATGATGATTATGTCTATATTAATTGAATAATAAAAATGTCTATCTTAAATAAATAATTTATATCATGTCATATTATAGATACTATTTAATGAATATAATATTGGGAACAATTGGAGCTAATTTAACTCTTGGATTGATTTCTGGTATAACTGCCGCTTCAAATGGAATATACACTCTTGTCAATAATATATCCGAATCAACTGCAAGCGGTGCACTTGAAGTTAAAAATATTATTAAAGAATCTGATGTTGAAGTCAAAATTAAATCTGTGAGATATTTCCTTTGTGAATTGAAAGTAAATGAAAACACTCCTAAATCTGTCCAATATTGTATTCAGTCTATTGATGAGTCAATTAAAGAAATTGTTAAAGAATTAGAACAAATACATTACAGAATGCAATATAATTCTAATTTATGGTTCGGTTCAACTGTCAGATCATTTAAGTTCCATAATTCAAGAGCCAGATTAATGTCAAAACTTAAAAACTTAGAATCAAGGTTTGATATGTTGAAAAATGTTATCTCTATGGAACACAAATTAGTTAAAAATCCTGATCTAGATATTAATCCTAATCCTAATAATAATCCTAAATCTTCTGATGCTATTATATCCAATATATCTAATATATCTAATACAAATGATAAAGAACTTAACACCATTTCAGATAACTCCATAAATAATTTTGATGTCAATATCTCTGACAAATTAGATTACATCTCCAAATATTTAGACAAATAAATTTTATCAATATATTTTACCAATATGGCCAAACTCTTCCATATCTGTCAAATTGATATTCATATAAATATGGATAATACACCAATGAATTGAGATTTCTTGTTGGAAGATCCCATGTCACACCCCTCCAATATTTATATGGGTCATAGTTCTCTGCATCATCATCTCTAACTGTTAAATATGAATCTTGTATACCATCATTTGAATATAATGATTGTAATGCTCCAAAATTTTCTGTTTTATTTATTCTGTCGGTCTGTTCATTATCACTATATTGTGAAACTATCACTATCAGTAATATCAATAGTCCTATGTAAATTAATGTATTTGTCATGATTGATTATTATTATAATTTATATAACGAAATGAAATAATAAAAAATTGATTTTTTGTTTTGTTTGATTATTAAATATGTTTTGTTATTATCTCTGATTGACTTATTTGTCGAACTATCTCTCTAAAAATGTCATCTACAAATATTACTACCACATCAGACATAAAGTCTAAAAACCAGAACAAGAAAGATGCCATGAAAGTTGTGACTCTATTTCTCAAACAAATTGATGAATTCCTCAAAAACAATGAGGGCTCAATTACTTCTCAACTCCTCACTGCCACCGAACGTTCTATCGTTCATGATTATGCTAAAAAACGTAATCTTTCTACAGAATCAATTTCTGTGGTCGGCTCTGATCTCAAATACATCAAAATCAGTAAAATCACTCCGAAGAGTGAGAGTAAAGACAGAGAAGTCATTTTGACTCCAATTGGTTACTCACTTTCTCAGAATGAAACTCAGAGCAAAATGACAAAGATTCAAATCCTATCACAACCAAAACTCACATCACAACAAGTGGAAATGTTTTCATCGTTTACCAAAGGAAAGTTTTCAACAATTGATCCAAAGTATGCTCCATATTTTGTAGAACTCTACACATCAATGATTCCTGGATATCAAGATAGTTGGACACTCTTTAATGAAGAATCACAAAAAATGGATCTTGACAAGGAGTTCCATCAGTTTGTCAACAAGTTTTCTGAATACATCAACTCTTTTGACTCTTTCAAAAAGTTTATTGAGTCCAAAGTAACAAAGCCTCAAATGAATATCATCAAAAAAGATGTTTACTCTTTGGAGAATGTTGGCAAAACATTTTTGTCAATTGATATCAAAAAAGGCAATCTGACTATTTTTAATCAAGCTTGTCCTGGTATTCTCAATGGTAATTGGGAATCAGTAGCTGAAAAATTCACTACATCAAAGTTTTTGGCACAATCTAAATATTGTCGTGAAGTTGTATTTAATAAGAGTGGTTCAATGACAATGGCAAGATGTCAAACTCTCCAAGAGATTATGATGGAGAGAATTTATCAAAGTGTTGTCTCTTGGTTGAAGGATCAAAAACTTGATTCACTCTTAGAACTGAAAATGAAGGCAGGTGATGAATTGGTCTTTTCTGTTTCTGATACTCAAACACTACTCAAAAACATTGAGTCAATCAGAACTACATTTGGAACAGACAAGGACAATCTTCATGTTAAGGTCTTTACACTCGATCAGATTGGAAAGAATCAATATTTCTTGAAAAAGTTCTTATATTCCACTAACTGGAATAATCCATCAACTCCTCCATCAACCTCTGGAAAGTTCTTTGGTGACATCGTTGAATTCAAGAAGGTGCCTTCGTACTTTATGCCACAAGTTATTAAGTGGTATTTGAAGGAGAAAGTTCAAGATGAAGATCTAATTTTTGACTTTAATGGAACTCAAGCTAAGTTTATGGTAGGAATTTTCGATTAAATTAGTCAATCCTCATCAAACCTGTCGTCCTACCTTGGCCATAAGTAGTGACAAGATCTAATAAATGGTCATCTTTTTTTATATTATTTGTAATATTTGTATTATAGCCACTTCCCATTGTGGTAATAGCAATAATAAATATCACTAACACTAATAAACCTATCATAATGTTAAAATATTTCCTATTCTGTTTCTTTTGATGATTATTTGAAGGATAGTCGAATCTTTCTAATTTCCTATATTTATTTGATTTATATTGGTCAATATGTTTTGTATTGCTCATAGTGATTATGATGATTATATTATATGCTATCTATTATATTCGTGACATCTTTTTGATTATTTTTTCTCTCATTTGTTTAATCTTCATTGGATCTCTATTCTCCAATATGTAATATCTGCATTTGTTAATTAATGCTTTATTAGATATCTCAACATTTGGATCTTCTAAAAAGAATCTCTTACAAACATTACAATCATTCACATCCTTCAAATTAATTCTATTAATGTCGGTTGTTCTTAATTGGATTGTTCCACAAAATGAACAGTTCTTTAATAACTTCTCCATATTAATATTTTTATTAATTAATGATTTATTAACTCCTGCATTCATCTCTGAAAAAATAATGAATACATTCAAAAACATAAATAACATTGACATTCCTTTATTCACTCCATTTGCCAGAAAATCAATTCCATTACCTAATTGTGATTTGACATTTTGTGGTATGACCTGATCTGATAATCCTAATGTAAATGTATTCATCTTGCCAAAAATGTATTTTTTCATTAATGGTGGATTCTCAATTAACTTTCTATAAACAATTGGTATTGATTTATATGAATCTGCTAATTCTGTCCTAACTCCTCTGTATATCTCATATGAATAACTTGATAATAATGGTGTTATTATTCCTGCCATACCAATTGAATATGGTATTAATACATCAATTGATGCTCCTATAAATCTAATAACTTGATCATTTATTGTAACATATATGTCATTCATAACACACAACAATGAATACATTTCTTTCACTCTGTCATTAGTCTTCATATAATAATCCATAATGTAATTAACCCAACATTGATTATGAAATGGTCCACCTCTAAAATCAACATGGAATAAATCATAAATAAATGTTATCTCTGCTTTCTTTCCTCTAAACTCATTGACCATATTTTTGTATTGTTTATTTACTTTATTATTGATATTTCTGACTGCCTGTTTGGCTCTAATAATATTGCCTTTTAGTTTATTAATAACCATTTTTATTTTTGATGTGACACTTTTGATTTTGAGAAATGTTTTGGCGGTCATATTAATAGCTTTTGCCATAAAGAATGGTATATTCACAACACCACTTCCTAAACCGGCTGTCACAACTGCAGTACCAACACTCAATCCAATTTTTGTGATCATCTTTGTGGCCTTAGTAAATGTAGATCCAACATTTTCATCAAATATACTAAATGTTTCAACCATACTCTCTAAATAATGTTCTGCATTATCTAATACAGACTCTACATTCTTACCAATTTTAAGTTTGTCCTTAATCAAAGATGATGGAACAATATTACCTAATATTTGAGCTACATCAGGTATTTTGTTTCTTGGATATAATTCATATTGTTTTTTGCATTCATCTGATTCACGATAATATAACCATAACATAAATGATAAAAGTCCTGTCAATAATGTTGTTGTTAATGATGATATTAATATTGCAGATCCACCTTTTTGTTCCTTATCAAGATTTGCAAGATCCAATTGATACTTATCTTTCACATCAATAACATTTTTGTATAATATGTCATAATCATGTTTCAGTTTGTCATTATTGTTTATTTCGTTTTGATATAAAGTATTATTTTGCTCAATATCATCCTTAAATACACCATATAAATGGTCTAGATCATCAATATTTATATATAAGATGTTTTGTGTCATCAATAATAATAATAATTCATATATAAATAAATCTGATTATTCTTTCTTTCCATCTTTATAATCTTCATAAGTGAATGAAATAGTCAAGACATTTTTCTCAATAGTTGTATGTTAAATAATTTTGCATAACTTTTAGGTTCCGGAATCTGTTACCACCTAATTACACGTTACACCCATCATATGACATAATTTATAGATCATAGTTATAGTAAATATATGGGTAAGATTCAATTAGATAGAAATACCAAAAAGGACCGTTATGAAAATTATCCCGACATGGATTCAAGTTCTGATTCTAGTTCGGAAATTTCCTCAAAATCTTCAAAATCATCAAGATCAAAATCAAGTTCCAAATGCAAACCTTGTAAACCTTGTAAATCTCAATCTGTTTGTGATACATTGTGTTTGAAACCTCCCAAAAATGCTTGTGAAAAAGTTAAAGTGAAACATTTCTTCAAAGTCACACTTGGCAAATGTCAAGTCTCTCGTGATGTCAATGTTTATCATAACATCACTGCCAATCTCAAACATCATATCAAAGAAAATGTCAAATGCCAACATACTGATTGCACTAAACATACATATGAAGAAATCAACACTGTTAAAGATGGTAAAGATTGTAATATGAAATTCCCTATCTCCAAAGATGATCTCATTATAATTGATGAATGTGACAAATATGGAAAACATTCTCATAAATGCCCTAAATTATGCAAGAAATCCAAAAAACATAATGGCAGTTGTGGAATTCCTCCTTGCTTCTAATTATTATTTAATTTATATGATCTATTTATGATTATATAAATGAATATTGATATCTTGTTAGTTGTCATTTTGGTTGTATTATTTTTTGGTCTAATCATTTATCTTGGCAAGTATAAATGTCCCTCACCAAATATTACAATTAGTTATGCTAGAGCCACTATTTTAGATTATGAGACTAATTTGAATGGTCTTAGAACTGTCAAACTTAAATTAGATAGATCTATTCCATGTGGAATGTATTCACTCCAAACTATTTATGGTGATGGTGTAATCTTTGTCCCTAATAAAGATGATATGATATGTCACCTCCACAAATATGATATGGACACATTATTGAAAATTAAAATGATTGATTTATGGAATATTACACGTTTACATTCTAAATCATCTGATTATATTGCCACTTACAATAATTCTTGTTGTTAAATTCTATTCAATAATCCATTAAATATGAATAATCCATTAAATAATCCATCCAGAATGATATATTTATTCTAATATTAAATTAGTGACAAAAAAATAAAATGAACCATTCGATAATTAAATATCTTGTCAATGACATAGTTAATAAATATCCAGAAATAGATAACATTATGTTAATGGATTTATACAATATTTCTCTGTCAAATGTTGCTGATACAAAATATCGTGATCTTAAATCAATTCTCTTTCTTATTGATAAAAAAAAGAATCATCTTAAATGGTTAATCAAAAAGTATGGAAATATTTATGATGATAAAAAAATAATTGACCTCAATCTTAAATATTTAGCTCTTAAACTTAAAGCTACTAATTATCTCCTCGATAATATTAACTTCATAAAAATAAAACTTGATTATATATTTGGACTAATTGAAAAATATACAAAAATTAAGTCTGATGTTGTCTCTTCCAAATTCTATAACAAAATATCTATCTCACATAATTATAAAATATTACGTGCTAAAGTAGATATCAATACTAGTTACAGAAATTTCTGTAAATATTATAATTATCGTATCAATCAAATTACTAAAGAATGGTCAAGTCTTCATAATGATTTGTCATTCTATTATTTTGAATATGATATCATCATCAAAGATTATGAAAAAAAGTTCATTTTGTAATATTATTTACTTTATTAGTGGCTAAATCATAAAACTCTGCCAATGGCATCAAGTAATTATTATAAAAATTATTACACATTTCTAATCTTATCAATGATGCTTCCTCAATTGTGTCTTTCAATATCACATATCTTATCTCTAACTTATTTGATAATTGTCCTGGTCTATCTAATCTTCCCTTAATTTGTGGTAATTTATCCGGCTCTGGCGGTCTCATTATTATTGTATCATATATCACTAAATCATTCAATCCATATGTCCCTTCTGCATAACTTAATGCAGTATATTGTTTCTTATCAGGATATCTTCCTACTCTTCCATTATTCCTCACTGAACTGACTAATTTATCAGCTTCATCTTTCGATTTTGTAAATATAATAGATTTCTTACCATCTTGTTCAGCCTTGTCTATTATGTCATAGAATATTGAAATATAGTCGATTTTTTGATGAATGTATTTATTTAATTCCATATACAATTTTTCAGATCCATTGTTTATATTTTTGTTATAAATTGTTTCATATTCTATTCTTTGTTTTTTTGACAACTCTATTTTATTTATTTGAATATTCCATTCTCTATTTGATTGTGTAATATTTGTAATCATTGTCTCTGATAATATTGTATTCAAATATTCCTTTGTTTCTGGTAATCCCGTCTTGAGCATCTTTATCATATATAACATCTTGTCAAATCTTGATCTGAAAAATGTAGCACTTAACATCACTATTCCATATTCTGACATTGTTGATTGTCTCCATGCTTCTTCTGTCTGAAGGGCCTCTTTATTCTGAACACTTAAACATTCATCAACCACTACAAGTATCCATGAATGTTGTATTGGATGATCTCTCATCCTCCCCATTGTTGTTATCACAATCCAATTTGACTTAATGTTATTGTCAAATGTATTCATTTTAGTTTTGTTTATTGATTGTTTTGAATATTGTATAAGTTTTCCATTTGGTTGTTGTGTATATATCTCAAATCCCTCTGTATGTTTATCTAATTCATTTATCCATGTTTTAATTAGTTCAATATTTGGAACCATGACCAAGAATCCTCCATGTTTATGTTTATTCTTATTATTTGAATTGGCATTATGATTATATAACTTTTCCATTAAACCTAATGAACATAATGTCTTACCTGCTCCAACATGACTCGCATCACCATAACCTTTACCACCTCTTATGGTCATACCATTAAAGATTCTATCAATTGTATTTCTTTGATGAGTCCATAATTCTGTTTTTATTTTGATTCTATTGGGAACATAATCGTATATCTTGTTTGATCTACATAAAACTCTCAAATTGTTGATCATATTTAAATATCCATTATTTGATTTGTCACAATTCCATCTTTGTGTTGAATTACTCACTCTCTTCAAAACTTGTGGATATATCATTTCAAACATTACCATTAATCTGAACATCAAACCTTCATATTTATAACTGATACTATTATTGGTCTTTTTACCTCTTCTATCACAAGGACCAATAACAATACTAAATTTATTCTCATTATTATCTGTCTCGGATGTAATAATTCTTGTCAATATCAATTTCCATATTTCTGATAAATTATTTTTTACCAATTGAATCCATCTAAATATCCTATAATCTTCATATTCTCTCCTATAATAAATTATTTTATTCATTATTTCAATAATATCTATCTCATCTGATTTATCTGACTTATTATGTAATACATATTTGACTAATGATTCCAATTGTTGTGGTAAATATATCCTATTCATATTCTTGTCATATTCATAATATATTGGTGTCTCTAAATTTTTCATTATTAAATCTGACAAATCTAATGTCTTTACATAGTGACAGTCAGAATTATTAAGATTATTAATTGTGAAAGATCCATTAATATATTTTAGTTCGATTATCTTATTAGTAATTTTCCAAATATATGGTTCTGGTAATGAATATAATTTAGTCTGACCCAAATTGAAATTTCCATTAGTCAAATCTTCTAAAAATGACCCCTGTATTTCTTGTCTTAATGGATCTTCAACATTTTCAGATTTACCATTCACAGATTTTTTGATCTTACATAATGTTTGTGTTGTCTCACCTGCCAAATATATTTCATAGACCCTATTTTTGTATTTATAATTATATGTCTTACCAAATAATAATAACCATCCTATTCTTCCAATATTTTTCTTCTCATTTTCATCAGTTAGTTCAACACTATTTTTGATTAATGGATTAAATTTACATATCCAATCAATATTCTTTATGTCAAGTATTTCCTGATTTTGTTGATTGACAAATTTTTTCTGAACATATCTCACAGATTGAAATAGTTTTTTATTTATTATTTCAATAATGTTCATATTTAATTTGTTTGTTTTAATAGTTTGTGGATCAATATATGAAATAATTTCATTAGTGAAAATATTAGAACGATAATTCTTCTTACTGAAATTTTCCCAAATAAAACTGGATATATCTTCTAAAGATGGAAGATATTTATTGTCAGTGTCATTATAGTTATGTGTAATCATACCTTGTATTTCTATTAATATTGTCGGTTTGCAATGCATATCATAAGCTACTTCAATAGTCTCTGTTGGATCATTGAATAATTGATATATCTTGTCAGTTTTTGTTTTCTGATATTGTTGAGTAATTTCTTCAAGTGTAAGAATTTTTGGTTTAGCTAATTTAATATAACTTAATATCTTACTTAACATAACTCTGTCTCCACTCATCATCGGCATATTTTTCAGAGCTAACATAATTCCAATACTTATCTGATCATTATTATTTATATTACCTTTCATCCGTTCATTAATATCGAATAACTCAATATTAAGATCATCAATGTTCTTCATTTCAGGATATAATCTCCAATTCATCAAGTCTTTGTATGTTAATAATATGTCTAATGTATTACTGATACATTCAATAGCAGTGTTAGTCAGTTTTAATTTTGGATCTAAATGAGATATTATTGCCAATATGACTAATGATGTGATATCAATTTGATTTTTCGTCTTATTATCAACATTAATATTTGTATAATAACAATTAACATCTTCCATAATTGTAATAAATGATCTCCATAATAATTGTCTTGTTCCACTGACTGTACAGAAATTATGGTCAGCCAGATTGTAAGATGGAGAATTATTTAAATCATTAATTGTTTTGTTTAAGATAGTATTATTAATTGGACCACGTCTTAAACATTTTTGTAAAAGGGAACTTAAATAACCGACATTTTTAGTTTTGACATAATTAGATGATTGAGATAGAATTTTTTGATCAACACCAAGATAGATATTATTTAATTTGATTAATGGTCTAGATATTTTAGATTTATTTGAGATAATTTCATATATTGTATGAATATTTTTATTTTTGTCAATAGTGACTGACAATATTATTGAATCTGGATCTACTTCTAAGTTGTCATTCCATATTTTGTTAGTAATGATTGTATTACTATAAATACAACAGAAAGTGACAGGTGGTTTTCCTTTACGATTAGGAAGATTAGACATCTCTTGATGTAATTCATGAGCACTATTAAATATTCTACCTATCCATTCAGGAGGGACAGCCGGTTCTTTTGTTTTGATATTAGTTCCGATATTAGTGATCTTAATTTTACCATTAATAGGATGATGTCTTTGTGTCATAACATAGAAATCTATTTTTGATTTGATATTATCAGATTCAAGTTTGTGTAAAAAATCATGGTCAATCATTTTGGAGAAAACAGGAGGATGTTTATTGATAACCAACCATTTATTAATTACATAATATATTAACTGATTTCCATACAAACTGTATTCTTGATAGATATTCAATATTCTGGCTGATTTATCAAATTCATTATTAATGAGATGATTAAATGAATGATAGATATGATAGTTGGTGAGAATATGTGGGATATATTCTTGAGCTTCAACTGTAAAATCGGAATATTCGCCAGATCTGATGACAATACATTTCTCAAATGGTTTGAGTCCAAGATTAGAAACTATTGGTATTGGATTACCATTTTCCATAAGATATTCATATTTCGCATTGCAATTAGAGAGATCTAAAATAATATTGCCATAATTGACAAGATATTTAGAGGTCATGTATTATGATAAATTAATTATCATTAATTGATTAATTGGATTTGTCATAAAATTATCAATTTTTGTTGAATGTTAAAATGTTGATAATTTAATTCAATGATGCAAAATCAATTACTATTTACTATCTAATTAATTATGGCTCTGAAATAATGGCAAAAAGACTAAATATAAATGAAATGAAAGATATTGATATTTGTGAATATTTAAATAAAAATCCACATTTAAGAGAAGAGAAGGGGGATACATTGTTTAGGAATTTATGTGAGAAGAATAGACATACATTATTGACAACATTGATAAAGAGATACAAATATTTTGACAAGAATATATCAAGGAATGATGACATAATAAATGCTGTTAAGAATAATAATACAGAGTTGTCAATATTGTTGATGGAACAAACATTTCATAGAGATTTCACTTATAAGGAATTGCTGGATATGACAAAACATTCTATAAAAAATAACAATGTAAAAATAACAAATCTAATACTAGATAGAAATATATCTAATCCAATAATAACAAACATTTATGAAATAATTATTGATCATTCTAAATTAATTGTAAATGCCAATCGGGAAATGATTAATATGATTATTGGATTGAAAGAATGTTTATTATTTCCTATTTATGACACTATTTTATTCCGTCTTATTAAGGAATGTGCAAATGATAATAATATACCTACATATATTATTATAAAATGTATAAAGAACCTTAGGAGAAGTATTATTTCATATTCTAATAATTTAGAGATAATACTTCAGAGGAAACACTATATATATGCTGTAAAAGGAGGGTTTATTACAGACATTATGTTGGAAGAATACAAAAAACACAGGGGACATATTAGTGATGTTATAGGGAAGATTAATAACATATTATGGATTAATATTGTGAAGAATAAGGTATTGGATTATTTAATTTAGTTTATTTATTATTTATGATTACTATTATTATTGCCAAAACTTTTAGACAATTTTTTATAATGTAATGTTTGATAGGAATTATTTCTTTTAACAATCATTTTTGGTTCATCAATAAATTTCCCATTATCAATTCCATATATTGCTTCCAAATTTTTAATCATTGTTGAAAGATTTTCATTTGATTGGTATTGTTTATAAAAGTCTCCCAAGTTAAATCTCATTATCATCATTGCAAATTCTTTCGAAGGTATCAAATTATATTGTTTGATAATATGTTTGTAATTTATATTCCATGTAATCATCTTCTTATTGTATCTAACTTGATATATCTCCTTTTCATTATCACATAAATATGGATCTATTATTATTGATCTTATTTGTTTCTTGTCATTCTCGTCCGAATCTTTTGATATTCTTTGTAATATAGTCAATATGTATTTAATCATTGCCTCGTGATCTTCATCTCTATTAATATTGTAATATATATTTCCGCCCTTTGAGAAAAACTCTAAATAATTTTCCACTTGTGTCAATCTCTCCAAAAAAAGACTAATCCATCTTGTTGTAAGTGAACTATTACCAATAATGAAATCATATGTCTTTTGTCTATTTTCATTTGTGTCTAATTCATGTATATCATTAACATACTTCATATATGTTGTATATTTTTGATCTTTCGTGTCCTCAATGTCAAGTGGATAGATTCCTTCAAAAAATGTGTTTTCTATTTCTCTCATCTCTGATGAATAGTCTGTTAGTTCCACATATTGTCTTTGATCTATCTTCTTGAATGAACTCTTTATTCTTTCCCCTTTTTCATTAATGAATGTCATATATGTCTCACTCGGTTTCTTCTGTCTAAGACTGTATAAAAATACATCATCATTAGCACATTCTGTCATACTTGTATCTTTGTGTTCACATTTATAGACAGAATACAACTTATTTGGATCACCATTTCTAAAATCTTGACTATTAGTAGTTCTTAATGAACTTTTAGTTCTGGATTTACTTTCTAACCAATTTAATATATCATCTTCAGAATGAAAGACATGATCTTCAATAGCATTATTAAATTTGGTGAATGAATTGTTGAGGACAGCAGGCCATATTTCAAATCGTTCACCATCAATATTATCTCTAGAAGCAAGTTTATACACCATGTCAAATATATGATATAGACCGATATTAAATCTATATTATAAAATCGCACTATCAAAGACCATATCTTTATACCAAATATCCCCGCCCATATCATAGGATTATGTAACATGATGTTATAAAATGCATTTTACAGTATTTGAATTAATATATATAATTATTGCATTCATTATCTACAGAATTTTTGATTATAATAATGATATTATTGAATTAACCGAATCTACAGAATTTACTAATCCAATTGAATTTGAAAAAAAATTAGACAAAAAATCGAACAATAGCAAAAATAATAAAATTACCTATCATTCCTATTCATCAAATGATTCCGTATCTAGTTCTGATTCCAATTATGATGATGATATTAAATCTGAAAAGTTGTCTGATTCTATTGAGTCTATTGGTTCTGATATTATGTCAATTATGTCTAATCAAAATAATCCAAATAATCCAGATAATATATGTCATGATATTGACTTGAATTCTTGTTCTAATTCTACTCATCTAGATAGTCATTCATATGATGATATGTCAAACACTCCCCCAGAAATACAACATATCGATATGGCAAATGACAATCATTCTGATAATCATTCTGATAATCATTCTGATAATCATTCTGATAATCATTCTGATAATCATTCTGATAATGATAATATACAGAAAATACAAGATTCACTTGATAGTATATCTCTACAAGAACCTTCACCTAATCCTTCCCATAATTATTCCCACAATTATTGCAATTGTGATTGTCAATCTCTATCTAAGAATAAATCCAAATCCAAATCTAAACACAAATCCAAATCTAAACACAAATCCAAATCTAAACATAAATCTAAATCGAAAGAAGATGGAATGTATGTCAAGACAGGGAAATACAATAAACTTAAAATGAAGAACTGTGGAAATACATATAATATTAAATATTATACCAATCCCGAAAATACAAAATGTAATTCGAATATTAACATTCACAAAATATTAGAAGAGTGTAAGAAGATTACATATAATGGATATAATGGAAATACATCAGAAACTAAATCTGAATGTGACTGTAAAAATGATAGTCTGAAAAATAATATCATTCTAACTGAAACAAAGGAAACTAAAACAATTACATTCAATAAACCAACTGTTGTAGAAGTCCAAATGGTTGGTGGTGCTGGTGCTGGTGGTATTGGTGTCACAAGTGGTAATATTTATTTTTATGGTTCGGGAGGTGGTGCAGGACAATGTATTACCAAAAAAATAGAAGTTGAAGCAGGTGAAATATGGACTATTACTATTGGTAAAGGTGGTGATTCATCATTAGGAACTAATGGCACTGACACAATATTGAAATCAACAGTTAATGGAAAAACTAAATTTGAAATAATTGCTAAAGGTGGTAAGAATGGATCACCGTCACTTAATGATATTTTGACTAAAATACCTAACATAAAGAACAATCTTAAAATAACTGATCTTCCTGATGATTTAAATAAATATGTTAAGGGAGGTGAAGCAGGTGATACATGTGGTAAGTGTAGTAATGGTGAAGATGGTCAAATAGGTGGAGTAAGTTTATGTGCAAAAGCCGGTAATGGCGGGCAATCAAATTGCACAGGTTCACCTGGTATTGGTGGAACAATGTATAACATCACAGGGACAGACGGGAAATATGGAGCAGGTGGAGGAGGTTCAATGCCATATGTTTTAGAGACATCAACACAAACTAAATTATCTGGTAATGGTGGTGATGGATATTTTAAGATTGAATTACTTAATAACAATTCTCAAGATTTAGACAAGATTATTAAGATAAATTAAATGACGATTAAATGAAATATATATGACATATATGATATATATAAATGAGAAAGATTGTTATTGTTTCTTATTATGAACCAAAAGATTATCTAATTAAAATATCCGAATTATTTGAAACAAAATATCAATGGAAATCGATATATTATCCATTATATATGTATTGTTATGACAAGTTTTCAAAAATAGATAATTATTTAGATCATTATTTAGAATTCCTAAAGAAGGAAAAACCTGATATATTATTATGGTGGTTTACTGATGTTTCATTGGCTGTCTTTAATAAAGTCAAACATGATAATCCAAATATATTTTTCATTCTATTCAATGTATCTGATCCAATTAATCTGAATAAAACATATTATGATAAATGTAAGATATTTGATCAAGTATTGACTGTCTGTTATAACAGTATTCCATTCTATAAAATGTATTCAAATATCAAATACATTGATTTTATGCCTTTCTGTTATGATAAAGAATTATTCAAAATATATACAGATGATGAGAAATTATTATTTGATAAGAAATTTAAGGCTGATATTTCATTTTATTGTGAATCATTATACCAAGATCAAACGGAACAACTTATAGATAGGAAAACAATTATTACAACAATATCTGATTATTGTAAAAAAAATAACTTAATATTTAATCTGTATGGTGCTGAATCATTATATCAATTGGCACCTGACAATTATAAAGGAGATCTTTATTATGTAAATATGCCTGCTGTATTTTCATTATCAAAAATAAATCTTGTTGTTCATACTAATCCTAAAAAGACACTGGCACTGAATAATATGTTATTATTTCCCATTATGGCCACAGGTGGGATAGTATTAATGGATTTAATGAATGGTGCCCAATTATTTTTCAATAAAGAAAAAGAGATAATATTTTTTTATGATCAAGATAATCTTATCAAGTCAATCCAAAATATTATTGATTTGTATGATCAAGAACCTGAAAAAATTAATCGAATTAAATTAAATGCTTCTGAATATGTTAAAAATAGTTCATGGGATAGAATGACAGACAGAATATATTTAAGATATAACAGTCATTATTTCGATCATGAATCCTATATCAAAAATCATAACATATCAAATGATGATATTAAATTATCTGAAACTGACAATGACAAAAAAACAAAATTATTTGAATTATGGAACAAGAGATTTAATGAAGGGAAGATTGAAATACCCTATTCTATTAAAATCCCATCTAACTTTGATCTAGACAATTACAAAGCAAAATTAAATCTGAAAAATGTCTCAAATGAATATATTTATATTCATTGGTATATGAATGGCCAAAATAGTGATTATATGAAAAGAGCAACAAACACTAGCACATCAATATCAGGATCAGTATATTCTTTACCAACAACTAAATTATTCGATTTATTTAGAGGATTCAATATGATGTATTCTTATAGAAAAATCGATCAAGGATTAGAAACATTAAATCGTATCGCTAAACAGAATCCCCGACTTAAAATAAATGATGCATTGTCCAAATATATTGATATTACATATGCTGAATGAATTAATCTAAAAATTTAATCCAAAGATTTAATCCAAAAATTAATTATAAATTATTACTTGAGATAACTAAGTAATAATTCATGTTTGAAATTATTTGCATTCAAATTAAACTCATTAAATATATTCTCTTGGATATTATTCAATGAAATTGTGAGGTCTTTTTTGAAGTTTCTCAAAACCAATTCAGATTTAAAGAGTTCATCAATTTGTGGTTTGAATACATCTATGATCATTCTAGTTCTTTTATGAATTTGTGGAGCATTAAAATTCATTCTTCGGATATGTTGAATTTCTGTTGATGAATGGCCGGTAAGTGAGTATAATGATTTTTCAATTGTTCGAATTGTTTTACTTTTACGTTGGAAAGACCATAATGCAATATCATCTTGCTTGATAGAGGTCAAAGACAAAAGACATATCATATTTATCTTTTTGAGTTGAGGAATAGTAAGATCGATGGATTTATTCCAAAATACAATAGGAATACTTACATATGTGAGAACTGTCTTTGCCAATACAGGATATAATGGTGTATTATTAATCAATAATTTGACTAATGATCCTTCATAATCATCAATAACCTTTTGTTCTACTATTGATGATGATTTAGGATGTGAGGACATTTTTACAGATTGAGGATCAAACTGTGTATAGTATAGAACAGAATTAGAATTAGGACAGGATATATAGGATTTCAATTTTTCAAATTAATTCATTATAGAACCGTAAACCGAAAGTTTTAATATTAAGTCTACCTTTTAGATCTTCCTTAAGAGATGTAATAACTTTCATAATTGTTTCTTTATTGGAAATTTCGATAACCTTTTTGGCAAATATTTCAGGATCAAAATAGGCTGATCCAAAAAGGGGATCTTTATTATCAGTCATTTTTTTGTAATAACAATCAATTGACCAACCATTAACATCATCAACTATAATTTCATTATGTGGGGGAGTTTTCAGGGTGAGAACAGGAGTTCCAGTTGAAACACCTTCATAAAACCCTAAACCTAGACCCTCATGTTTAGAGACTTGTATGCCAATATGATGGGTATGATAGAAATTAATAATGTCTTTATATGAAAGATGTTTTTGATAAATATTAAATCCAGGATGATCAATATATTTTTTGATTTCATCTTTTAATTTTTCTTCAAGTGAGTTAGTCATTTGGACTGTCACTGTTAGTCTGATATTTGGATTTGATTTATATGCAATAACAAAACCTTCACATACTTCTAAAACATGTTTTCTAGAGAAGGCATTCATACCACCAATAAATAAATATTTAATTAATCCATCATCAAATGATTTATCTTTTAGGATCATACCTTCAATACCATAACCAACATAATTACAAGGGACATCAAGAATACTGAACACTCTTTCACATAAATAATTATTACCTAATATTTTGTAGAAATAATTATGTTTATATATTTCATCTTTACGAACGATTTCAATATTAGGAATAGCATATGCTTTAACATCTAATTCTCTTAATAATTTTGCAATTTGAAATATTCTTGCCCAACATGTTTCAGGTAACAACATTTTCCCAATATTGTATTTTCTGCAAAACTCCATAATTTCCTGATCCTTAACATCTTCACGGCAATTGGGAGAATAATACACATTACCAACATTCCATTCATTAGGATCACGTTGGAGGGCAATACAAGTATCAGCATTATAGGGTTTAAGACCAAAGATGGAAATTCTGAAATCACCCCAAGAATTAATAACATTGTAATAATTTCTGGATTGGATACCCAAACCTTGATCACACCATGGAGTGAATATTGCTATATTCATATTCTTACTTTTCCTGATAATTTTTTCCATAACATTTTTGAATAGACCTTTGGCAGTATTTTCAGAAGCGTCATTGTATTTATCTAACATTTTATTAGAAAATTCTCGATATTTTGTTTCGTCAAAATAGATCTTATTAATTTCTTTTTCCCAATCTTCAGGTTTATCAGGATTCAGGATAGGTGTTGTATCTCCGACAAGATATTTAATATTACCTCTATGAGTTGTGAAGACTGGTATACCATTCATCATAGATTCATTAACCACTCTACAGAAAGTTTCATCAACTAAAGATGTACATAACATGATTTTAGCATTTGAATAAATTTTATTAACATCATTAGTCCTTTCCATAAATATACAATTGGCTTTAGTAGTATCAGAATTACGCTTAATAATTTCCTGTTTAATCAGATTATCCAATTCTTCAGATTCATGTTCGGTCCTAACACAAAGGAAATGAATATTTGGACATGATTTAAGTAAATGATACATAATATATCCTCCTTTATGTTTGTGAATATTAATCATAACAACATATTTAGCCTTCCATGGGTCAAAGTTTTTAATTTTGTATCTTTCAACTGATGATGATGGATAAATAATATCAGGAATGTCAGTTTTAGTAATAACTTTAAAACATTCTTGAACATATTTAGAAGCACAATAGAAATTACATCTTTCTTTTGTTTTGAGAAATTCAAATTCAGGATCAGTTTTATGTTTGTCAGCATTTTCAATCATTAATATGTTTTTCTTGGTTTCATCCAATAATATGCCACCAGTCCAAAAATGAAAACCAGAAACAAATTCTATTCTTAAAGGTTCAGTAGCCATATAGAACTTATCTCTGAACATACCTTGATGATGGACAATATCAGGTTTAATAATATATAACCAATTAGTCAATGTGTCAACAGAAAATCCATTAGGAATATGAATAATTGTCCCATATTTGTGTTTAATTATTTCAAATTCTTCAAATGGTTTATTTTTTGAATTGGCAAAGGAAATCCAATAAGATTTCATACCGAGTTCATTAGCCCATTCCATAGTGTCATACATAAATTCTTCACCACCTCCGAAAGGATAAGTCCAATAAGTAGCGATTAAATATATTTTTCCGTCAAAGATAGATTTTTTGGAGAGATTTTTATATTCAAATTGTTTATCAGTAATATCAGCAAAGAATTCTTTACATATATCAAAATCATCACCACGTTTTAATGAATTCATATTAATATTGATTCAATAATAATCATTATCAAGATATTAAATATAAAATAAAATTGAAATAAAGGATGATTAATTTAATATATCAATATACTAAATTAATCCGACAAGATATGACAGAATTAAAAATAAACTATTCAAAAGAATCACTTAGGGCATTGTCTTATGAACTGATAAAGAAGACACCATTAGATAAGGCTAATTATTTATCGGAATTATTAAATAATAACATCTTATTGAAAAGAGAAGATTTGCAAACCTGTTCGACATCAAAAATTAGAGGTGTATTTAATAAATTGTCTAAAGTGAATAATAAGAATATTGTATGTGCTACTACTGGTAATCATGGATATTCTGTAAGTTATGTAGGAAAACATTACAAGATGAATGTATATGTCATTGTTCCAAAAATAACACAAAATGCTGTTATTAATAAATTAACCAATCTTGGTGCAAATGTCATTGTTAAAGGTGATGATATTAATGAATCTTTGGAATTTGCATTAGAATATGCAAAAAACAATAATTATGAATTTATCCATCCATTTGATGATCATGACATTATTATTGGCAATAGTGTTATTGGATTAGAAATATTGGAATCATTCAAATCACTCAAAACAACTGACAATTTGGATTCAATATTTGTTCCAATTGGTGGAGGTGGTCTAATTGCTGGTATTGCTGGTCTTATCAAAGAATTATATCCCAATATTAAAATAATCGGTGTTGGTGCTAATAATAGTTGCTCACTTTATGACTCGATCAAAAATAACAAAATAACCGAAATCAAACAATCAAATGGTTTTATTGATTGTTCTACAATAACTAAATGTGGTAAATTGCCATTTGAAATATGTTTATCAAATGTGGATGATATTATTCTTGTAGATGATGATGAAATATGTTCTGCCATTAAATATATATATGATGATCTTAATATTATTATTGAACCGGCATCGGCAATGAGTGTAGCAGGTATTATTAAATATATTGATACAGAAAAAATAATAGACAAAAATATTGTGGCAGTATTAACGGCAGGTAAGTTAATGAATTTTAATAAACTTAAATATATTGCCGAAAGAGCTAATATTGGATCTAAGTCTGAGATATTAATTCAAGTCACAATTCCTGAAGAGAAAGGAAGTTTAATGGAATTCCTTAAATACATTAATAACAGTAAGGATATGTTCAATATTACAAAGTTCCATTATACATTCTCCTTAGGAGAAGATTGTCGGAAACATGAGACAACACTCTCCTTAGGAGAGGATTGTCGAAAATCTGAGACAACATATAATGACAATGCTCATGCAAAAATATTATTAGGTATGGCATCTGATTGTGAAATAAACATATATACAGTTATGAATATTATTGAAGAACAATACAAAGTCAAAAATGTAGGAAATATTCCAAGTATATATTTACCATTTTTAGTCTCAAATTGCAAACATGAATTAAAAGATGAGTATATGTTTTCATTTGTGATTCCAGAACGGTCAGGATCATTAATGGAATTATTGTCAATGATTGGATGTTATATTAATATTACATTATTCCATTATGATAATATTGGTGATATTAATGCTCATATATTGATTGGGATACAATTAATCAACATTACATATGATAAGTTTATTCAAGAACTCAAAAAAGTAAAATTCCTTCATTATTCTGATTGCACATATTTGAAATCATTAAAGACTAATACTATTTAATAAACAAATTATTTTTTTATTTTATTTTTATTGTTCTTGATATTCTTGATATTCTTTGAAAACATCTTCTAATAATGCTTTAACATGAGACTTGCCATTATTGAAATTTCCAACCATTTTAAGTTCCAATAATTCTGGTTCTATCGTGGCACCATCCATCAGTTTCTTCAATACATCAATAGCCATTCCTGTCTGATCTTTCTCTAGGTGTTGTTCTAAACTAGTTCCATCAGAAGATGTATCATTATTCTTCAATTCAGTTTCTAATTCAGGAATAGAATCAGTTTCTAATTCGGGAATGGAGTCAGTGTTGTATTGGTCAGGATCAGGAGTGAATTTAGGTTCTGTATTGTCTTCATTAATGAATTCTCTGATATTTTTCAGTTCAATTTCATAATACAACTCATGAACAGATCTAGGAACTTTGGATGAATCATACTTAAATAAGAATAATTCTTTTTCAAGGGGACCACCATAACTGTCAGTCATTTTATAGATCATGTCTCTTTGAACTAAATTCCATTTTGAAAGATTCATCATATATTGATACATTCCTACACCACCATCAGAAGCACCAAGTTCGCCAAAATAGATGATATATTTTGGATCTGATGTTGATGATTCAAATTCACTAATGGCATAATAGTCCATATAGCAATTTGGAGGTGGTGAAATCAAAAGTAGAATATTTGATTTGTCACCATAATGTCTAACTGCTCTTTCTGATGACAATTTCAGAATCTTCATTTCTTGATCAGAATGTTCTTGTAAATCTGTGGCAATGAATGTCGGATTGATTTTTAGTTCTTTTTCGATTAGAGTTTTGACAAAAAGAGAGTTATGTCCATTACCAGATCCAACCTCAAGAATATTGAGGTTAGTGAGACCAGTCAGTTTAATGATATTGATGAATGCCTTTTTGAAAACATCATTGTCAATATCAATAGTTCCACAACCTTTGATTTGATTGTTTTGTTTTCTCTTCAAAAAGGATTGTGAAGAGTAGAAGTCAATTGTTCCATTCATTGTGACAGATTTAAGATCACAAACCATATCACGTGATCTTTGGAGACTAGAATAGTTATTGCCCATATTAGATAATAGATTGTTGGATTTGACTTAATCAAAAAGATTAAAGTAGTTTATTAGATAAATTGTTATTATTGATTCAGATTAATTGCAATTTCAATTTTTCCAAATAAATGAAAAATTGAAACATGATATTATTAGATTAATCATAAATTGGATAAATAAGTCATATCATAGTTTCCAAAGTGTGTCATTAAGTCATAGAATGGAAAGGAAAATGTCATTTAATAAAGAACATGTATATAATGTAAAATTAGTTTCATGTGGAGCAAGACAAGGATATCTTTGGCATAAATTTATAAAAAAGCTAGATGATTATAGAGAAATAGAAAAAGAATGTGATGAGAATAAGATTAATTTTCTAATACAATCTTATAGTCATTCATTAAAACGAAATAATTTCATAATAATATATTATAATTTGGACACTAATAGCAAATTTTCAATTTCTACGTTGTATGGTGATAGAAGAGAAGTTGTATTAGAAGATTCAAATAAGATCACAATTGACATAGTTAATAATAATAGCAAAAGGATCAAAAAATATGGCGAATTATTAGGATATTTATATCCATTTGACACTACAAATAGAAAAATAAAATATACTCATTTTTTGAAATGGCATGTGAATAAAACAATAATATATACAGAAGGAATTCCCGAGGGCGATAATGAAGAGACAAAAAAGAAGATTGAAGATAAGTTAAAATATATTAAAAGTAAAATGCCAGATACATTTAATATTGAGATAGAAATTGCGAAAAAGAGAAAACAGATTACAAATAAGATGAATCAATCAAGTTAAAATATTCAGAACATTTATTATTATTATGTAATGGAATAAGTGTGAATAAGAGACTCTTAGTGATGAGCTTAATATTGTCTAAATAATTTTGAGATTTATTTTTAACAATGTAATCACAAAATGTATCAATCATTTTTTGTTTATAAATTGAAGGGATATGTGTGTCACATAATATTTCGTCATAACCAATTAATGATTGATATAGTTTTGCCCAATCATATAATTCATCACCATATATTGTACATTTATCATCTAATTTACCTCTCATATCAATGAATATAATTTTAGACTGGTCATTGAGTAATATATTAGTTAAGACTGGATCACCATGAATAACACTTATTTTTCCTTCTTGTTTTGATTCATATTCCTTCAAACCATCAACAATAGATTTATATTTAATGTCATGATTAGGGAATTTGGTATAATCAAATAATTTGTAACGTTTTGCCATTTTAGATGAATAATTACTATAAATATTGATGTCAGATGTTTCATTAGATTTGACAGGGACAGAATGTAATCTTTCTAATGATTCAATGAGATTCAATAAAATAGTTGGTGTTAGAATTTGTGATAAATATAACTTACTTAATGGGATTCCATTAATTGACTCCATAATAAACCATTTATGATTTGTATTGTCATATCTAAACATGACAGGGAATAGATCTTTAACTTGGTATGGTATATGATTGTAGTAATATATTTCACCTGAAAGATCATTTGATTCTTTTTTATAAAGATCAACAGATTGTCTGCCCAATTTATTGAAATCTCTTGGTTCAATATGATGGTCATAATAACCAATATATTTCTCAATATTTGAATATGCAGAAATGGCATTATCATCAATATAAAAGTCAGCATATGGTTTGCCAAAATGCAATTCGTCATAGGGTATATTGAATTTATCAAGAGTATCAATAGTTATTTTGCCAACATCAGCAATAACCTTATTGGGATTGCCATTATGGGTTTTCATTCTTCTAGCAGTGCTAATAATAATATAATTTCCATGTTTCTTGAGATGTCTTAATATTTTGATATTGGATTCGATTGGCTCAACTGATTTATAATCGCCTTTAATTTTAGGATATGTCACAAGAGTATTATCAAGATCAAAACAATATCTTTTATGTTCAATCATATTTTTTCCTGTTAATTCATTTATTTTTGGACAAGAATTAAAAGAATTAACGAACATTTTAACAAGTAATGGTGTTCCAAGACAGAAATAATTTTTTTGAGGAACAATACCTAATTCAAAATTAATATTATCTTTGATCATTGTTTTAATAACAGTGGATATGTAATATTCATTCTTGTCCATAATATTGTTATCCAAAATGTATTTACAATATTTTTGGAAAGTTTTGAATGAGTTAAAACCATAAGCCCCTGTGCAGGCGTAATCGGATATTTTTTGTTTCTCAACAATATTAATTACATCTTTTTCATTCTTAGTTTCGACATATGAATATATGGGTTGTGAGTCTTTATCAATGAATGTAAATATTTTATTTTTTTGTTCCCAATTTTTGATAATGTCATAAGTATAAAAATTATCACTATCAAGACTAATGATAGGACAGTCATTATCATTATCAATTAAATTCATAGAAATCAATGCAGTTTCTGCCGCACCACGAGTATCTTTGTCTAAGCATTTGAACTTAAAGTTAATATTGGGATAGTCATTTTTCAATCTGTCCTCGAGTCTATATGGTTTGTATTCTTTATTATATGGAATTATGACATATTTGACATCTTTAGAGATAGTCAGATTGTCTAATAACCAATATAATATTGGTTTCGAATACACATTTATTAATGCTTTTGGTAAGATATGTCCATTCTCTTTAAATCTTTGTCCAGATCCTCCTAATGGTATTAATATAATCATGATCTGATATACTATTCTATAGTATTAAACTTATTGTGATGGTGGAAATGCATAACTTTTTTTACTTTAATAATTATTCAATTAAAATAATTATTAATAATTAATTATGATGACTTCTCTTCTCTCTTACATTCATTATGTTTGGATTCTTGATTAAAACATTCATCATCATTTTGAACATTTCTATTTGGCATATTCATACGCATAGTGAAATTATTTATAATATCTGTGAAATTATTTATAATATCTGTATTGTCAAATGTAGTATTAGTATTATTAGTAGTGGTATTAGTGGTATTAGTGGTATTAGTGGTATTAGTTGGTTGGGGTTTTCTCAGAGTTTTTTGTGTCGCATTGAAATAATAGACAAGAAATAACATTGACAATTCTCTATACAATCTGATTTTATCACCTGTCAAAATATAACATCTTAATGATTTGACAATTTCTTCCTCTTGATGTCTAGTTAACTCATATTTGAATAATGCCTTCAAATATACATTCAAACTGTCAAAATAAATCTGTCTTACTGAATCTGGCATTGTGGCATAAATGTTGATCACATCATAAAGTGAATCACCCACACTCTTCATAAAATATCTCACATAATTAAATGGTCTATTTGATTCATATTGATTCTTTTTGTCTTTAGAATGATTGATTTCAAAAACAATATTAGATTCATCAGATTCATCATTTTCATCACATTCATCACAAACATTAAAATCAAACATACGAGAGACTTTTTCAAACTCTTCGGCAACACGAAGATATCTTCTGTATTTGTAATTGAATTCCTCCATAAACTCAGAATAACATCTGGAGACATATCTAAATGCCACATAAATTCCATATGCACAAAGATCAACAATAGCTGTGTAGAAAACAAATTTCAAAAAAATCTCAAAATCAAACATGATTGACTGTTATGAATTAATAATAAAAATAATTATTTAGGTCATTTTATTTATTTTTAATTTTATTTTGGTCTTTATCAATATTTGATTTAATATCATTTGATTTGATGTCATTTGATTTAATGTCAATAGTTGTTTCAGGGATTTTTTCAATATTCATTTGAGCTAGGAATTTATTAGCTTCATCTGTCATAGTTTTGCTTTCGCCTTTGGCATCTGAACTAAATTGATTCAATAGAAATACTAATGTATTACATGTAATTACACCAATTGACCACCATTTTGAGTCATCAATAGTTTGCAAACTGGCTAATATGCCACTTACTAAAAGGAAAAATTGGGCAACCCATCTGAACTTACGACTTATTTTAGTCCATCTAAATCTCCATTCTAATGTTTCTTTAATATCGGCAATATATGCAGGTTGGACTATATTTTTGATCACAAACTGTCTTAATTTTTGTGATGTCACTTCCATTGATTCCTCTGAATCAATATCATTTAATTCATCTGGTATATTAGAATCAGCTATATCAATGACAACATTTCTTTTTTCATTATTATTTTTGTTGTCTGTTTTGAGAATTGATTTATGTTTAGTTTCATCAAAATCATGTTTTGTTTTGTCAAAAGACAAATTTATTTGGTTCATTTGATATTTGCTATATTAATATGTATGATCTTGTAATAATTTTTCTTCAAGACGCATTGCCCAATCATTCCATGTATATTCTTGAGCAGTCTTATAAGCATTCTTTTTGATTTTGTCATATTGATCATAATTGTCAAGTATTATTTTGATTTGTGACAATAATCTGTCCTGATTAATAAAGATACAATTATATCCATTAATCAATATATCCTCAACACCTGGAACAGGATCAACTAATAACAACCCTCCTGATGCTAATATTAAAAATATTCTCTCATTTAAATAACCCTTCTTATTTCCTACCACATGTGTGCATAAATTAATCTTACTCTTATTAAACATCTTCCCTGTATCATCATATTTAATAAATCCCTGATATGAATCTGGAAACTTATCCTTAAAATTCTCTGGTCCAAATATACCAAACTTATAATTACCTGCTTTCTGGCCTTGATAAATCGTTTCAACTATAAATTTCCTATTCACTATCTGATCTGGATACATCTTCTGATCTTCATATAAATTTGTGCATATGAAACTAATATCAAAACTGTAATTATATTTTTTAGGATCAATAAAAGTATCTAACCAAAAAGGATAATGTATTTTGGGTGAATACCCAGTATATAAACAATATGAATGTAGAGCACCAGCCCCAATATATTTTTTGGTTGTCTCAGAACAGGTAATAAATGCAGTATTGAGATATCTGGCTTTCGATTTGGCATCGACAAGATCCCAATTAAATGGTTCATCCCAATTGAAATAAAGATGTCTTACTTTTTTATCAAATTGGACTATTTCATGAAGTGCATTGGCTGATATGTTGAATACCCACCATAAAATATATTCCGGTTGTAATTCCTTTAACATTTGAGTCATTGTTTCATATATTTTTTTGTCACCACCTTCATTATTGAGTTTCATATATGGGAAATCATAGACACTATAACCTAAAAGTTCTAAACCACGTTTTACATATAGGAACTGTTCATATATACCATAATATGTAACAATAATTATTTTTTTCTCTCTGACAACAAGACCAATATTATCAATATCAATAGGCATTATTTTACATAAGATCACATCACCATATGCATTAATATGTTCGAATAATTGTGATTCTGATAACATTCTGTATTTGTAGTTTAATTCATCATAAACGTCTTTTTTAAAAACAATGTCTTTTTGGTCTCTGATATTTTTTTTGAATTCATAACTGCCATATATATTAAATAAACTCATGTAATATTTAACAATTTTAGGAGTGCCAAATGCCATAACATCTTTAAATAGGTATATAATATCACCATTTTTCTTGTTATCTGAAAATATATATTTAACCATATCAGATAGATCAAGAGATTTTGTTTTGTTATCAATCACAGAAATATCCAATACTAACATAAGTTTTGTAATATTGGTTTTAGTTTCTTGTGAATTGTCTTTTTTAGAATCAATATAATCAAGAATAGAAGACAATGCAAACCATTTATGATGATATTTAGATTTGTCAATTAATGAATATAATTTGGTGCTTTTGACATGTTCAATAATATCAGTGACATCAACATCTTTGGATTCTTTAAATGGAGGATATTCAATAAGATTATCTACTTTAAGGATATTTTTGATTAGAATATTTTTATCAGATTTTTCACTACAATAATATGTATTAGTATTTTTGAGAAAGTATTTATTATCAATGAGTTTATTAATTTTTATTGAGTCAATGACATGTGATACATTTGTTATCAATGATGAATAATGCAATCTTCCAATAAGACATATATCCAATTCATAAGGTATTCTATTCAATTCATCTTTTATTTCTTTGAGTTCTTTATTAGTATAAATAGAATAACCTTCATTTAATAATGTATATATTGGTTCATTGACATCTACAGTCGGAGATATATTAATTGGAAGTCTTGTTAATGGTTTTCCAACAAAATAAATAAGATATCCCGGGAAGTCATTATTCAATTTAATAGAGAGATCTTCAGAAGTAGTAAAAAATATTTTATTAATATATTGAAGTGGTCCATTAAGGAGAGATTCATAAAGAGATGAATCAGAATAATCACAATATTGATGGGTTATATTAAGGATAGATAAGGATTTAGTCAGGTCCTTCTTTTTATCATAAACAATTGGAAGAATTTTTTTTGGCATTATAACTATAACTAATAACTAGATGCAAAAAATATTATTTTTAACATTTTTCGGATATCGTGCCTATATATATGATATAAAGACCATTTTTGAAAAAAACAATTATACAGTATTTGATGTCCCTTATTTACAACTCAAAAATGATGATAAATATACTGATCAAATGATTATTGACAAAATAATTAAGATGACAAATGAACTACAAATTGATACAATATTTATGTTTCTATTACCATCATTAAATGATTTCATAACAAAAATGAAGGAAGGATTAACCAATAACAAAGTGAAAATAATATTTTATAATTTTGATGATCCAAATAGTTTAAATATTGATTTAGTTAGATATTCTAAAGGATTAGACTATTTTTTTACACCATATGATGTAACTGCATCAAAGATGAAATATTTATGTAGCGACACTATTAAATATGTCTATTCAATACCTAAATATTATTTAATTGAAAATCAAACTGATACCAAAACAATAACCAAATCATATGATTTATGTATACTGTATAATAGACAGGCTGAGGAAATATATGATATGAAAATGATAATTAGAGATATTAAATTGACATCTTTAGACAAAGGACTCACAATAAAATTATTAGGTGATACTGATTTAGAAAGTGTTTATTCAGATATTTATGAAGGAAATTATGATATTAAAAATATTAATAAACAAATCAATGATTCAAAAATAATAATATATATTAATGATTCATCATTGAATACCAAAAAAGAGGATGAATTAATAATAGAATTATTTAAAACAGGAGCTATAGTGATGACAACATATACAAATAGACTCAAACATATATTAAGAGATGATAATGACTGTTTAATTTTTGACAAGGCTACATATATTAAGAAACTTTTGACATGTCTCAATTATTATGACAAATACAAGTTAATGAGTTCAAATGCCAAAACAGTAATCAATAAAGAATTAACAATTGATAAATGGTTTGAAAGATTGCAATATTATTTGAATAATAATAAATAAATATATTGATTAAGTTAATTAATATATTAGGATACTAATTTTTATATAATTTTGTATAAAATTATATAAAAATGCATAAATTCTATATAGCGTAGCTATATAGAATTTATGTTGATTTTTCGTGTTTTACACGAAAAATCAATATCCGTCACATAAAAACATATAAAATTGTTATACAATTTTATATGTTTTTAGGTTCCGGTTAAAATTAGATAACATCATTAATAGCAGTGAGGATTGCATTACTTAATTGTGTGGCATTATTTTCAATATCTGTCATTGTGGTTGTTGTTGATGAGAATAATTGCATAATAGTTGTTTTGGCAGAATCGACACCTGATATAACTGATGTTTTCATTTGCTCTCTCTTTTTATTAATAAATTCGGTAAATAGAGCATGGACTAATGGTTCAACTTGTGTTTCGACTTGATTCCAGTGATCTAGAGCTTTCATAGCTAATGAAGAGCCAGTATCTACCAATGATGCAATTTTATTAGTAGCAATATCATTATTAACAATAATATCTGTGAATGCATCAATAATCATAAGTTCTAAGAAATGTAATGCATCATAACTTGCTTTATCTGAGATATTGAAATTGACACCATTATTGGCACCAACATTAGAGAGGTCAATCTTAGTCTTTGATAATTTATCTGCAACAAGTTGATTATGGAGATTGATCTTGATAATAACACCATTAGTAGTGTCAATCAAATATCTGTCATTGTGATTAATATCATTAATAAATTGAATTGTTAATGTCTTTTGACTTAATTTAATTTTTGAATTATCATAATTGCTACTTCTTTCCATTCTGCCTTTAACATATATTTGTGCTTTAGTCCATTGACCATCTGTAAATCTGTAAATATAAGGGGTTGTGACATTAAGATCATTCAAATTATTTACAACTTTATGTAGATTGTTTTCAAAATCTGGTGATGGATCATTAGAAATGGTTGTTTGTGATTTACCGTCACCTTTAGAATCAGTCTTTGTTTCAGTCTTTGTATCATTACTAATATCAACTGCCTTTATTTCATCATTTTTATTGAGATAATAGACATAATTATCATTAGTAGTTGTAGTTGATTGTCTTTTAACAATTTCATCTAAAACAGTCTTGTCAATATCTGCAATTTTTAGATTGAGATTTGCGTTGATTTCTGTCAATATATTATTTTGGGTCTTTTGAAGAGCCAATGCCAAATCTCCTTGATCGTCAGGGACAAAATTAAATGATATATTATTGCTACTAAATACATCTGCACCAAGATCTTCAAGTTTTGAAATAATTGAATCTAATTCCTGAATGTTAATTGAATTGTAAGATGTAGAACCTTGGACATCTAATACAGCAGTATCCAATCTTGGCAAACATACTGACAATATATTTACATAAAGTGAATGGTTTCTGTTAATACCACCGACACGATTAGGATCAATAATTAATTCATCTGTCAATCCTTGATCATATCTTTTGAGTTCTTCAGCAAAACCATCACAAAATACATAACCATACAAATAATTAATATTTGGATTCCATCTATAACGTTCATTAATACCAAGTGTATTGACTTCATGAATAGCATTTGAATCTTTAATTAAAAAGCCAAATTCCATTTGATTTTCTTTAGGTGGTTGGGGAATTGGTTTTGTAGTTTTGTATATCACAAATTTAGCCTGATATTGTGGATAATTTGGAACTATGAATGTAGTGCTTAATAATAATTTAGCCTCTGGATATGTATATACAATTCTCTCATAATACATACCACCAAAATTATCACTTGGTGTCTTTGGGTCATACTTTGTCGGATCAGTATGTATTATTGGAGATTTATAATCACCTGTATTCAATATATCCAAATATGGGGCATGTGATCTAATATCTTTAATTACATGAATTTTTGGATTTGAAAATATATCTCTCAATGTTGCAATATTTTTCAATGTTGTCAACATATCATTAATGGCACTTAATGAAGAGAATTTAGAAGTTTCTGTTGTATTTGTGAAAGCCAATACAACATTTAATCCATTTTGGGAAATATTTAATATATCTCTTTGTGTTTGTGTTGCACTAACACCTACAACATCTGGAATTTTTGTCGGATCATTTTGATCATATGGACCATGTGTAACAATATGGCCATATACTTGATCATCTAAATAAACTTTAGATAAAGTTCCATTCTTTATAGATGTAAAATGGACATCACCTAATATTGTTATATTTTTGGCTCCGGTTGAAAAGAAACCTCTGGCTTGATCACTTGATGATGTCTTACTACCTGCTACCAAAAAACAAGATTTCATATTTTCTGGATCAACACCTGTAGCATTATCTGTCACTTGCAAATAATAATCATATCCTCCTGTTTGATTCTTAACTTGATGGAATATTATATATATATATTTTTCTGCTGTATCACTATTATCTATATTTAAATATGCATCACAGGCATTTGTCAATAATTCTGTTAATGCGTCTTGTGTATCCTTAACTGCATAACCTCTTGTGAATTTGAAATTTCTGAAACTAACATCTATTTGAAATGTCGGGTCACCACTCATCTAACTATATACTATATACTACATCCAAATATTAATCATTATATTAGGGTGATTTTACCATTCATTATTAATCTGATTATGTTCATTCCTACTTCCATCCAATTATATTTCTCTCCTAGTCCTTCACCATTACTCATCACCCGTCTGAATCTTCTATCTATCTTCTTCTCTTTTATCATTTTCACTATGTTCTTTATATCTTTATTGTCAGATCCAATTTTTATTACATTCTGATCCTCTTTTAACATACTCTCTAAATGTCTCTCATTCTTACCTAAATATATCACCAAATTCCCATATTGCAATCCCATTATACCTAATCTCCCTATATCAGTTATTATTTTCCTATTCTGTCTCATTATATTACATATCTGTTCTTGATCCCTCTTCTTGATATATTTAATCCTTTCTTTTGTATATATCAATTCTATATCCCTTTTCTTTTGGTCTATAATCTCTTTTTCCTTTTTATATTGTTCAATTAATTCGACGACATTTTCAATTTTGATTTGTTTCTGTTCTATCATAAATTCCAATTGACTATTTTTTTCATCAGTCATATCATCATCAATTATATGAAGATGGAAATTGATACCAATATTTTCACAAGAATCAATAAACACTTTAATAATATTTTTTTGTGGTAATGATGAATCTAATAATGTATCCATCTTAAATAAACCAATAACATTGACTTCTGTATTTTTTTGGTTATGATTATTATTACAATTGCAATTATGACATAGTTTATTTTGTGGATCTTTTTTGATTATTGGTATTATTGGTAATAATATTGTCTCTGGTCTATTCATTAATCTCTGTATTTGTACCATATTAGAATATGTCTTTTGATCTGTTATCTCTTCTAATATGTCATCCTCAATAATATATGAAATATCTGACATTTGATAATACATTCCTATTCTTGTCTGTTCTGTCCTTGATAATGTATTGTATTTATTCGCTCTTAATAATGTTATTATTTTGCTATTACCTTTTTTCTTCATATATTCATCCATTGATTTTTCATCTGGGACAACATCTAAATATATATTAATTATAGAATTCTCATCAAAACCAATATCTGAATTTACTAGTGAACAATCATAGTCACATGATTTAAATATCAAATTCAATTCTTCATAAATATTAATATTGTCATTATTAGTGATATCAGAATATATCATAATTTTATTGTTGAAAGTTTTGACTGATCTAGCATCTTGTATTTGTATATCAGTGACCTTTGATATAATGATATCGGTAAAATGCATTATGTGTTCAGTCATTTGTATTATAGGTCTGACATATACATCTCTTATCATATTATAATAATCATCTGAATTGACCAGACCATTAGTATGAAATTTCCTTACATTTAACCAAGGTTTATAACTTCCTAAATATGCATATAATAACATATAATACAACATTATTCTTTTTGTTCCAAATGCAAACAGATCTTTATATATATGGATTTGTTCAGTGTCATTATCTTGAAGGATTTCATTAATTTTGGTTGTAATATTGTCTCTCAAATAATCATTAATATTTAACACATTCGGGTCAGTCATATTCAATACTAATATTATTTTGTCATTGCATTTTTCATATTCTATTTTGGTCTGATATTTGTATAGGGAATACCAATATCTTATTTCATTTATTGATGGAGTATATTTAGATTTGTGGACAGACTTTAGATATTCTTTGAATCTGAATATTTCATTATCTTCATCATTATCAAAAATATCAATATAATTAACTTTAATATTTTTGTCATTAATATCTAACAATGTGTCAAGATCATTAGAGTCTCTAAATAGAACATCAATAATAATGGTATCAATCAAGAAATCATTCTCTAAAGGATTCATATTATTTATCAACTTTACTGTAAATTTAATCATATCATATATATTTGATTTATTATTGGCATTATTAATACCATAAACCACAAGTCTGACAGGAATTTTTTTGAAGGAAATTTTATTTAGTCTTGATATTTCTCTCTTACTGTAATAATTGATATTCTTGATGTTCAGGTCTGTTACCAATTCCTTAATATCATGATAAGTTGCAAAATTATTTATTGTTTCTATTAATTTGATTTTCAGTTCATTAGTCATATTAGTCACATTCAATAATAACATTGACAAATCATTAAGATCATATGAATATTTTTTTGTTTTTGTTTTCATATTGTTTAATAATTGGACAATGTATTCGACATATGGTATTCCCAATTTATTCCTTAATAATTTACTATCTGATATGACTTGTTGATATTTGTTATTGTTATATTTGTTAGTTTTTTCATCATTGATATAAACCATTTTGACTAATTGTTTGACATCAAAATATCCATTTGGATTGTCTTTAATGATTTCAATGTTCTTTTTTAAAATGGAATATATAAGTGGTATGAATATTCTTTCATCATCTACTACTATTAATTTGTTAATAAATCTGGAGAGATCGGATGAACAATTATCAATAAATGAATCTGTGCTTTCGTGATCGATATTAATACTATTATGATGGATATAATAGATATTATTTTCAGAGAGATAGCGTAGAAGGGATTGATTATTAGAAATTACAATAGGAAGGATTTTGTTATTTATATTGGACATAATTAATTTGGCGTTTATAATATAAATGAGCGATATTAGAATTTTATTCATAACATTTTATGGTTTGATTGATTATATTGCAGATATCATAAATGCATTTGAATTAAATACATCAAATACATCAAATATATTAGTGAATGAGTTTTCATATTTAAGATATCAAAATGACAATAAGTTATCTCCAGATGAGATATTGAAGATGTTAATACAATTAATTAATGATAAAAAAATAACACATATATTTTGGTTTTTCTTTCCAGAAAATGACATTGTATTAGAAGGGTTAAAATCATCTACACAATGTTCTAAAGTGAAACATATATTTTACAATTTTGATGATCCAAAAAGTTTCAATGTGGTATTAATTAGAAAGGCTAAACTGATAGATTATTTCATAAATCCGAATAAGATAAATGAAAAAAAATATACATATATTCTTGACAAAAAAATATATACATTATGTAGATATATTAATTCTGATTTCACAGAATCAAGTTCAGAACAAAAATATATTCAACCTAGTATTGATTTTAAATTGAATAATATATTAGATGAGAAATATAATTATGATTTTTTATTAAATGACAAAACTGATATATCAATACTTGTAGATGATGATTATGTATCATATGATTCAAACGAGTTAAAGAATTTTCATAAATATATGGATGTTATCAAAACTCATTGTCATGAACATGGTTATACAGTCAAATTATATGGATCAAATAGTTTAGAACAAGAATATCCAGATTTATATGAGGACAAAATAGATCAAATGTATGAAAATATTATTTATAAGACAAGTAATTTAGTTATAGTTTTGGATATCAAGGTTGGATTAGATAAAACAACGAACACATTGATTGGACATTGTTTGGAATATGGGACAAAAATATTAACTAATTCGAATCATGTGAATAATCTAATATTTTCATCAAGTCAGTCTGACGAAAAGAATAATACAATAAATAATACAATAAATAATACCATAAATAATAAACCATATATATTGACTTATGACAATCCATCAATCATAACAGATATACTCAATCAGAATCAATCGAATGGCAAAATGAAAAAGTTAACATTAACATTAAATGAATGGATTGCAGAAATGATCAAAATAATTTCATAATAATAAAATTATTAGGAGTGAATATTATGCTCAGATAATGAGAATAATATTTATAAAGTCTGTATTTGTCCCTGACAATATTCAATATGTTAGAAATGTGAAAAGTATAAAATCATTCATCAAATATATTGCTAAAAAAGAATTATTAATTGACATTTATCTAATAGGATGGATCAAGAATGACAATAATAAAAAAAAGATATTGGATATTCTTGTCAGACTAATGGACAAATATTTAATAAAGAATAATATGAATGTGAAATATTTATTTTGGTCAGAAAATATGGGAAAAATTTATTTATTGAAAAATATTAAGTATTATTGTAAGGACTACCATAATTATGATTACATGATTTATTCTGATCATGATATTATTTTCAATACTAATAATGATATTTTAAAATGTGATTATGTAAAATTATTCAAAACAAAACATGATAATAAACAAATAATGATGGTTAGTTTTGATCAATATCTAGATAATAGACATTATCCAAAAGTATATTTAAATAAAATAGAAATTGACAAAATAACTTATTATAAAAGTAACGATAACAAACATATTGCAAGTGGATGTTTTGTGTGTGACATTCAATTAATTAGTGATTTTGCATTATTAAAATCAGATCATGTTTATGGGGATGAAGATATATTGATAGGGAAAATGAATAATAACAATAATTATATCAATTTATTGAGTTCTATCAAAATAATTCATCCATTTGACCAAGATAGAAAATATATTGAATGGAAACGGAATAAAATTATTAATATATTAAAACATTTTTAATCAATTCTTAATAGATAAATTATTTATTTAGTCTTCTTTGCAGTTGTCTTAGATGATTTGGATGATTTAGATTTAGTATCTTTCTTCTCTTCTTCTTCCTCATCTTCCTCTTCTTCATCTTGGTTATCTTCACCTTCATCATTTTCATCTTGATTCTCTTCTTCGTCATCTTCTTCTTTAGTGCCATCTTTGGTAGCTTCTTTAGAGCCTTCTTTGTCACCATCATCAGTGCCTTCCTTATCAGCACCTTTAGATTTGCCACCCTTCTTAGTGGATTTGGCAGAAGTTTTACGATCAGCCTTTTCACCATTTGCAAATTTGAGAGTATTGCAAGTGGAACAACCAGTTACTTCTTTGAAGAGTTTGGTGCAGTTTTCAACAGAAACATGGAGGAGATGTAGATCATCACCAATAGTATATTTCTTAGAACCGGCTTTTTTCAAGACAGCTTCAAGAGATTTTTCGGCATCTTCAACTTTGAAGAAACGACCACTTACATTGGGACCATAATATTGGAAGAGAGTAGTTTTGATATGTTCAGTAGGATCTTTAGAATCACATGAAAAGACATAACAAGATTGGGCCTTAAAAACATCACCGCCATAAATATAACCGACAGTTTGATTTAGATTCTTACGGGGTTGTGATTTCTTCTCAGTCTTCTTTTCAGCCTTTTCAGCAGTCTTGCTTCCTTTGGCATTGGTTTTAGAGGCGGATTTAGTTTCGGTGGATTTCTTGGCAGGCATGTTTAGTTTGGGTTTGTTTTTGTTTGTTATTCATATAATATTGAGAGCCTATATCAAAATGTTTACTATTCAACTTTTTTTATTACTTATTATTAGGAAATTAATAATAAATATATTAATATATATTAATACCAATTGATAATCAATTAGACAATGTCAATAATAAATAATAATATAGAAGACGAATTAATAATAAATAAATATTTGACAGGATTATTCAATAGGACATACTTATCATATATATCAAAAGTAAAACCGATATACTTTTTGCATACATTATTAAATAAAATAACAACAATGATTGATGGAAATTATGGAATGATAATGACATATGATTATTCTAATGATTTACAGAAAGAGAAGATTAATATTATTGCACATACTATTGGACCCAAAATATCTGGATCTAAAACATCTAATAACACTGAGTCATCAGAATGGAATATAATATTGAAATACATTCAAGATAACAATAAACTAGGTAAAAATAGTTTAATCAAGGAATGTATTGATAAAAAATGTGTTAAAATATGTGAAAAATATTCGTATAGAGATGTTTTAGGTATTGAATACAAGACATATAATAATGTGATAAATGCAAATAAATTAATGATAGTTCCAATAATTTTTGGGAATAAAACAAATGGAATTATGTTATTAAGTGCAAATAACATAAATAATGCAAATAATTTATGGTGTAGAGTGTTTAATAGATTTGGAATAATGATGGGGACATTAATTGAGAATATTAATGTGGATCCACAACATGAATTAGACAAATCGAAAAATAGGGAATTTGACAACAAGAAAGAATATGTAGATCCATCAATGACATATCAATTAATGACTGACATAAATAAAATAAGTAATGACATAATTGTGGTGATTGATTGTGATGCAAGAATAATATACAAAAATGACAATTTTATTAATATGATTAGATCAGAGAATGAAGAGAACGACAAAAATAAAAGTTTATTAGACATTATACCAAAATCAATATGTTTATTATCAAATACATCTGAGACATGTTATTACAAGAATAAGAAGATAGAATTCACATTCCAAAATAAATCAATTGTAATGGAAATGATAGTCAATTCAATTACATCATGTGGAACAGTATATCACATAATAAAAATTATTGAGAAAGATATGAATAATATTACTACAAATGGCAAAAATACAAATTCAAGAAACTTAGTGGCATATTTGAGTCATGAATTGAGAAATCCTATACAGGCTATTAGCACAGGTGTATATATTATTGACAGATATGTCAAAAAGAAAAATATATTTAATAAACCAGACACACCAATAGGAAATAATAAAAAAATCGATTTTGGATTTTCATCAGTTAAACAATCCTTACTTCCAGAATCTATTTTAGATAATAAATATGTGAAGAGTCCCGAAAATAATAAATATGACGATAAAATAAAAAAACGATCATATATTGATTTGACAGATCCTCAAATATCTCTATCTGGAACAAATAATAATGATAACTCTCCTGTCGAAAAAGATAGACAAAGTAATGAATCATTATCAGATTCTGTAAGTGATTTATCAGATTCAACAGATTTATCAGATATTGATGAACATGACGATAACACTGTTATTAGAAAAGTTATTAAACGTGTAACAAATTCTTGTAAGAATATGAAAATAATTATTGATGATATTCTTGACTTGTCAAAAATAGATAATAATGAATTTGTCATGAATTTAGATGAATCTGATCTGAAAGAAATAACTGATTTAATTTATGAAGAATCCAAAAATGAAGCAGATAAGAAGGGATTAATATTAGAATATATATTTGATGTGAATGTTCCTGAACATATATATACAGATAATACAAGATTATTCCAGATTATTACAAATCTAATTTCTAATTCTATAAAATACTCAAATACAGGGTCAATTTTATTTAAAGTTGATTATGATCAAAAAAATAATAATGTTGTATTCCAGGTAAGTGATCAAGGTCAGGGAATACGGAGAGAAGAAATCCCAAATCTTTTTAAAGAATATGGTAGAACATCTAATAGTATATCAGAAGTCAATTCAACCGGTTTGGGATTGTATGTATGTCAAAAAATAGCAGGGTTATTGGGTGGATATATTGATGTTGTATCAGAGTTTAAGAAGGGTTCAACATTTACATTCCATCATCCTGTCAAAATAGGACAAGCAAGTTCATGTATTGAAATAGAACCATTTAATGAGAAAAAATACAAATCAATAAAGGGAAATATATTAATTGTTGATGATGACAAAAACATAATCTCATTATTCAAACTATTACTAAAATGTATGAATTATGATAAGGGATTTGATATTGAAATAGATACTGCTATTACAGGTGATAAGGCAATTGAATTATGTAAAAATAAATATTACGATCTGATTTTTATGGATATTGATCTTGATGGAAATGATGGTTGTGTTATTACAGAATCAATAATCAATCTCTACAAAAATAAAATCAAATCCCCATTACAATCAATACATTCAATACAATCAGTAGTTATTGCTGTCACTGCTAATATTAAATCAATTCAACCTGATAGAGATATTAAATTTAATGTTTTTGATGATATTATTATTAAACCATTCAATAACAAAGATATCGAGAAATGTATCGTCAAATATCTTAATAAATAATTTTCATTTTTCAGATGGTTCATGTGTTATTATTTTTGATTTAGGTTTGTCTTTTTTTTGAAAGTATAAAAAGTTTTTGTTCTTTATGGCTATTTTAGATAAAGATGATATGTCATTTGGATCAGTCTCAATAATTGTGAATAAATCCTTTATTAAGGTTGTTTCAACTGGTTTAATTAATGCACCTTTCAAATTGTTCTTTTTGAAAGATTCTATTGCTTTTTTCGTATTATCTCCTGTATATGCATATATTACTGAATCTATGTCAAAAAAATCTCTTACCATTCTTATCACATCATTTCCATCCAGTTCTCCATCCAAATCATTTATATGATAATCCATGAATATTATGTCAAACTTATTCTCTGAACATCTATTCACACATTTCATCCCTTCATCTATTGTTGTGACATTATGTCCTCTGGCTTTAATTAGATCGGCTAATGACTGTCTTGAATCCTCATCGTCATCTACTATTAATATATTATACCTTTTTTTGGCTGTTTTACATTTTTGTTCTGGATCGGAAATTTTTGTTTTATACATACTCTATGTTTATAATTGTAAAAACTGTGTGTGATTATAAGCACAATTTTATATTGTCTATTCGAAAAATTGAAAATGCTATTATATTGATATTAAATATACCTAAACATACTATCCACAAATATATTATATCTGAAAATGTCGGGTTATATCTCACTCCTCAATTCTTCTAGTTCGGCTAGTCCTACTGTTCCGGCTTCTGCCACTGGCCCAACATTGATTTTGGGCAGTGCAGTTAACCAACCTCCTTTAACCGAAATTAAGGATGGAACTGGATCTATTGTCCAAAAACAAAATCCTTTTTCAGATCTCACAATCATGTCATTCAATCATGATGGAGGACTCTCATTTGACCTTCATAAGGCATTTGATCAGGCAGTTAATGACAAAAATACTTCACAAGCCAATGCAATCCTTGTCCAAATCATTGAACGTCTTGGAACTCTTGGCACTCTTTCATGTCGTGTTGATATCGATGCTAAAAAACTTACTCAAGATGCTCAAACTGTCTTCTTTAAGTTGGTCCGCCATAATTCTCAACTTGTTCTAACTACTTTGCAATCAATCTATGATGAAAATCGTGCCCCTAAGTTTGATCATTGTGCTTTCTTAATTGCTCTTATGACATCTATCAGCAAGACTCATGCAGGAGATGACAAAACACTTCAGGCAATCCGTGGTTTGGGCTATACTGTTGTCTCACGATTCCGTATGACTACACATCTTTTCAAATGGATTAATCTCCATATCAACCTGTCCACCCTCAGTTCTGGTAAGAATTCCTCTCAAACTGAATTAAAAGAAGAAAAGAAAAGTAAGAAGAAATCAAAAGGTAAGTCATTTTTGGCCCGTGCTGGTGGAACTGGTGCTGGTTTTCGTAATGCTGTTTCATCATGGTATCTCAAGTTTGCCAAAGATATTAAGACCTCTATGAATCTGGCTATCCAAATTGCCAAATATTCCAATCGTGAAACTTTCACTCATAAGGATGTTTTGGCTCTTGTTCACATTAAAATGACCTCTAAGAAGAAGTGTAAGTGCAAGTCTAAGGAAGTCTGCAAATGTCCTCCTACTAAGCCATATGAACATCTTAATGAAATCCCAGTTTCATCACAGATTCCATTGGCTTATGCTGTTTCTGGTTTGACACATGCACGTCAAACACTGGTTGAAGGTATTGAACGTTATGAGAAGTCAACCAAAACATCTACTGATCTTCAAGATATTAAGACATCATTCCAAGTTTTTGCCTTCTTATGTGCAGTAGATAAGGCCAAGAATGTGAACACCACATCTGAAACAGTGGCTGATTTGATTAGGGTTTTCCGTTTAACACATGAAATGATTTCCAATACCAAGTTAAATGAATTGCCTATTTTGAATGCCCTACTTACTGTTCAAGGATATACTCAAACTGAATTGTGGAAATATCGTGTTGGATTTGCAACTGAACACAATTTCACATCTGACCAAATCAAAACCTACATTCCCTCTGTTGAAGAGAAGGAAGAAAAGGGCAATTTGGCTAATAGTATTAAGATTGGTATGCCCATGACTGCTTTGATGAGAAGTCTGAATCGTTTTACGATTTCTGGCCTGCTTGATTCACTCAAGAATCCTCAAGCCACATCATTGACTACTGCTATTGCCTCTCAATTCCGATCTCAAGACATCATTCAGAAGGCATTACTCCATCCTATCAATGTCTTTAATGCATGGGCCACCTATTCACGTGGTAGTGGCATTAAAGGATCACAAGTCTGGACTCCCATTAAGGAATTGTCTGATGCTCTTATTGATGCATCTGAATTGGCATACAAAAATGTCCCACCTATTGATTGTGCATTTGCTTTCTTCTGTGATTGTTCGGGTTCAATGAGTCAAAATGGCTCATGTTCTGGTATGCCTGCTTTAACAGCTCTTGATGTTGAAGCCCTTCTATTAAAAACTATCTTTTCTGCATCTGCCAACCATTTAATCAAATCGAATAATCAGACAGCGAATTATTTGGTTGGATATTTTTCTGGTTGTTCACCTGTATCTAGAAATATTATTGTCCAAACAATTCCTGACGATTCTGTGATTGCTACTAAATCAGCCCCATTCAAGGAGATCACTACACAACTGTCATCAAAATCTTCATTTACTGAGGTCAAGACTGCTTTGGGTAATGGCAATCATATGGGTATGACAGATATTGGTTCTGCATTTTGGTATGTTATCTCTAAATTGAAGAATTCACTCCAACAGGTTCATGAAAAGAACCCCATGTTTAGTAAGAAGACATTATTCCAACTTCCTGGATTTGCAGAACTGATTGTTATTGTGACAGACAATGATGTCAATTCTGGAGATCAACCAATGGATGTTTTTAATTTGTATCGTTCATTTGTGGCCAGAGGATTTGAAATGATTCCACTTGATAAGGATGGCAAGACATCTGATCCCAAGAAACTCTATGAGACATATCAACCACGTCTAGTTGTCGTAGCCACACAAGGAACTGAAGTGACTGTTGGTGATCCTAATGACCCTATGATTTTGAATGTGAGTGGATTTGATTCAACTGCCCCTTCAATGATCACTTCATTCATTGCCAAAACCAATAAACAAAATCAAAACCAAAATCAAGATGATGACATTGCCGATGATGATTAATTATATTTTTTATTCTGATAGAAAAATTAAGTAATTTCTTTCATTTCAATTGATTCACATGAATTATCATCATTATCAAAATAGAAGTCTGAACCAAAAAATGAATAAGTAGTTATTTCATGACCATTTGATTTATCGACACTATTCATTACTAATGGATGATAATTATTGTAATTATGATAATTTCGAGATTGGAATAATGAAATGATTCCAATAACAACCAATATTAGACATCCAGCCACAGACGAAATGATGCCGAAATTATAGAACATAATACCAAGTCTATTTTTGATATCAGATGATTCATATTGGCAATAATTTCGTAAAACATAACCATTAATTAGATCATTTGGTTTGATAATTGTTGTATTGTGATAAATACAATTAATCTTACATAAATCTATCATAAATGTGACATTGTCATTTGTATAAGCGAGATCAATATTGATATTAGTTAGTAAATGTTTAGTGTAATTGATTTTTGATATTTTCCATTTGGCATACGTAACAGAATCGTGATACAATCCAAATAGAACAAAATTTATTCCACTTATTGCAAAAAATGCGATCACGATTTGTTTAATGTTCATAATTGATTGAATTTATTAATAAGTTAATGTATTAATAAATTTATGTTTATATTATCAATTTTTTATTGAAAGAATTATAGTGATATATCGAAACTTGTTTTGGATAACTTATTGAGAACTTTCAAATCTTCATCAGTAAACATTTTGATAGTTATTGTATTAGTTAGTTTGTTTGTGTCAGAGGCAATTGAACCACCTTTTATATTTGTGATAGTCTTGTAATCTGTTTCAGTGTCAGAAGCAACAGAATATGAATTATGTAATTTATTATTAGATCTGGATCCACCACGCATAGTTTTAATTTTGTCAAGAATTGATTGATATATATCTTCAGCAGTTCTTTTACCGTCATGAGAATATTCGTTACCATTCACACTGATTTTGATAGTGGGGTATCCTTCGACTTTACTTCTTAATTCAGAGGGAATTTTGGAGTCTTCATAATCTACAAATTCAATGTATTTATCGGCACCTCCGATTTTTTTAAGACGTTCCCATTCAGGTTTGAAAGTAGTGCAATGACCACACCAATTAGCATGGAATAATGTAACTTTAATGGGTTTTGAGTTATTAAGATTAGTAGTCATAGTTATATGGTTATATACAATTATTATATAATTAAAATTGCGAATCGAATTAATTAATAAAAAAATTGAAAAAACTGTCAGATTGCAATATCCAATATGTCAGTTATATATTACTCTGTTTTGCCTTTGTAAAACACAATGTCTAACACTTCCAGTACTTTCAACACTCAATCAGGTCTCCATGCTTTGATCCTCAAGTTCCTTGAGGCTATCAAGCGTCAAGAGAGTTCTTCAGAACTGATGAAGCTTTTCCGCCAGATCGTTTCTTTCAAGAAGATTTCTCTTCTTGATTGTGATCTTGAGGATATCCTCTCAAAGTTTCTCATTCTTGGCATCACCAAGACTTCTCTCACTGAAAAGGTCCAGGCTGGCACCAAGATTGTCCAACAAAAGTTCGAAATCTCAATTGTTGATATCCTTCTTTCTTTTGGCGATCAGCATTACCACAATGTTGTCCGATCTTGCACTGACAAAAAGTGTAAGGAAGCTCAGAAGGGAGCACACACTCATGAGGCCACTTGTGGCTTCCATGAAGAGTCCCTTCTTGAACATCTCTTCCTTGCTTCCCTCTTTTCTGCACTCCGGTGCAAGGAGGCATGTCTTCTCAAGAAGCTGGATGAGAAGGTTGTAAAGCACAAGATGTTTTGTGCCTTCCTTCTTGCCCTCTGTCATGATTGTGGCAAGCCTCAAGTCACACGCATTGTCTCAATGGGTGGCAAATATGTCACCGCCTTTAATGGTCACTGTACTGTAGGCTCTATCATCTTCCAAGCCCTTTGGAACTCTGAAATTGGAAAGATGATTACTCTCGAGGAGTGGTATAATCTTTCTCGAGTTATCCAATGTCACATGTCTGGCTACCATTCTTCTGGTGACAAGCGGGCCCCCCATCGATTCCTTTTCCTCTTGGAAAATGAATCGGTCCGTGAGTATCTTACTTATCTTCGTTGTGGTGATGAGAACGGAGCCATTCGTTCTGATGGTCATAAGGACGATGAGAAAGAGATTCTCGAACATCAGGCCCGCTTTGAGAAGCAGATGACAAGGGATTTCTCTAACTACGCCAACATTTTCAAGGGGTCCAATGTTGACCCTACTAAGTTGACATTCTCATTTGAGACCCTTTTCTCCCTCTTCCTCAAGGGGGCTTACACCAATAAGATGGTGGTCTATCTTATTGGACGTTCTGGCCATGGTAAGTCTCATCTTACAGCCCAACTTGTCAAGAAGTTTTCGGACCTCATCTGTCATATTTCCCGTGATGAGGCTATGGCTATGGCTACGATTGGAAAGAAGGTCCGTCTTGAGGGCAATGTGTATGCCTTGATGTATGCCATTTATGATTATGATGCTTCCAAGAAGAAGAATCAGAAGGACTACAACAAGGCTGTCACTACCTGGAACTCCTATGTTTCTTCTTTGTCAAAGGAAGACAACAAGGATAACCTGACAACTCTTCCTTTGTTGTCAGGCAAGGATCAAGTTCCTCAACTTCCCGCCAAGACTAATCAGCTCTATGCCGATTGGGTTCGTGAAGGTTTGAAGGATTCATCTTCCAAGATCCTTATCATGGATGCCTTCATGAATTGCTTCCCAAATGCCATCCGGTACTCAGGACTTCCTGATGAGTTGAAGTCCTGTTTTCGTGTTCAAGTTCATGTCAACTCTTTTGTTGAGATGACTTCAACTCTCAATTGTGCTAATTTGGATGCTCAGCTTCTAGTTTCAGGTTCCCATGGACTTAATCAGATCTTGCACCCTGATGCACAAGAACAAGGACGTGACTTTGCATCTCTCTTCACCTATAATCAAGTGAATGAAAACACCCATCTTCCCCAAGAAGCATATGGCTCAATTCTTGCACCTCATTTGGTCTACACTGTAACCAGAACATCCGAGGCTACGATTGGTATGGAAGAGGTTGTCCGTGTGATTTCATCCTTCTGTTCGGAGAAGAATCTTGCCACATTGAATCCTGTCAAAGTTGTTGAATCTGTCAAGGCTGATGGTGAGGAAAAGAAGGATGTCAAGAAGAACCATGGTAAGAAGAATGATGGTAAGAAGAATACCATTCCAACTGCCACTGTTTCAACTGCCACTGTTTCAACCGCCACTATTCCAACTGCTACTGTTTCAACTGCCACTGTTTCAACTGCTATTCCTCAAGGCTGAGTGATGCGTTGTGTAATCTATTAACACCCTGTTTTCTGTGTAAATTAGTATTGTAATATATTTATCTTTTTTGTTTATTATCTCTGTATTTTATTATGTAAAACCCATATATGTGGTTGTTTATAAATAAAAAGTTGAAAAAATGGACTGTTTGATTGTTCCATTAGACAAAGATTATAATAACCCGAGCTCTTTTTTGATCTCAAATTCAAACTCCAAAAACTCACAAAATGTCTACCAAAACCGAAACTGAAACCAAGACTCCCCAAAAGGGAAAATCAGGTGTTCCTTCCACAAAGGAAATAAATGCTCGTATTGCTAAGGTGAATAATACGCCCAACAAGGCAGATTCTCCTTTTGCCGATCCAGGTGTTGATCCCGAACACATGGATAAGTCTCTTCCTGAGATGGTTGCCTTTCTCCTTAAGAAGGGTCGAAGCCTGCCCGAAATCCGTGCATGGTTGTTTGTTCTTCCTGGCTGTATTAAGGGTCAGAATACTCTTGATTTTCGTCCTCTCAAGTCAACTCCTGAGCAGATGACAATGATTGCCAAGAAATGGGAGAAGGTTGGTATCATCAAAAAGGCTCCAACAGTTGAGGAATTCAACAAAGACAAGGAACTTCTTGAGAAATACCAGTTCTCAATCGTACTTGTCACCTACATTGAGTCATATGGTCCCCGCTTTTGGAAGAACAAGTTTGCCCGTGAATCCCGCGGAACTGTGCTCTTCATCCACCCTGAGACTAATCAAGTCAAGGTTTTGGGTTATAAGCTTCCTCGTGGTGCAGAAGCCCTCACCAATATGGTGGTCAAGACTGGTGTTGATACCCAGGATGTGGGTTCTAATTCTTCTTCTGAAGAGAAGACATCCACTACTGACCGTGTGAAATCCAAAGTGAAGATTTTGGATGAGGAACAACAACACACATGAGTATCAATCTGCAACAAGACCGATATGAAGGCCTTCCTCACATCCAAGGTCGACGGCTCCCTTCTTGTTGTCTCCAAGTTTGAGGGTGAGGCTCTCAAGATTGTCCTTCCTGTTGTTGAGGAGATTGGTACTGATTTTGTCAAGCTCTGGGCTTCACAGTCCTACAAGCTCACTAATGGCAAGGCCATTTACGTTCCTTCCACCAATGGCACCATCTTTGAGGGTGGTTTCATGCAGGACTACATTACAACTGCCATTCTTTCTGGTGGTGAGTATGTATCCCGCACTGACCTCCAAAAGTTCGAGACCTCTCTTGATGCTTGGACTGCTCATGGTGATGCATTCTTCAAGGATCTGGAAAAGATCCAGACCACTGAACTTTCAGATTCTCACACCTTTACCTTCGAAGGCGTGTGTCTCCGTTCTCAGGGACTTTGGAAGGACTCCTTCCATAAGGAACTTGGTTCTAACTATCCCTATGATGGCATCTTCTTCCTCGGTATGTCCATTTCAAATCGCCGGTTCTTTGTCCCTCACTTCAAGGTTGAACATCCCTTTGCCGAACCTCTTTGGTGGGAGATCAAGAATGGTGGTGAGGTTGACACTATGCTTGAGGCCTTGAATGATGTTATCTTTGGCGAGATGACTGTTTTGCAGTTCCTCAAGAAGTTCGAGCCTGGAAACAAGGGATTTGCCTTTTCTGATGATGAGAAGACATCCTCTAAGTCTTTATCACCTTACGATTATGGCAAGTTCCACCTTGACCCCGAAGGCTTTGTCATTTTGAAGGAAGCCGTCTACAAGGTGACTGACCCTGATCACCTTCTTGTGATGGAAAAGCGTGGTCTCCCCTTCTTGGTTTACTCCAAGTGCAAGACTGAGGCTTACTACAAGTCACACAAGCCTCGTGAGGAAGATTATGATTGGCTTGTCAAGCTGTCTGTTGCCCCTGGTGCATGTGCTTTCCCTTTTGTTATCAAATTGGCTTCTTTGCTAAAGGATGGTGCATTCCAACAACGCATCATTGCTTTCTGTAAGGCTGTCATTGAGTATGGCACCATTCCGAATCTTGTTTGTGAGGTTCTCACCAAGGTTGACGGCAACGGGGATGTTGTTGTTGATGTTGTCATTGAGTATAAGCACCCTATGGATGTTGGTGGTTCCTTTTACGAGTCGATTGAAAAATCATTTGCCAAGTTACAAGCCTTGGAGGAAGAGAAGTCAAAGGCTCCTTCCAATCAACCCAACAAGTCAAAGTCAAAGCCCCCAACCAATCCACTCGCAAATTGGGGAAAATACAATGTTGATGCCAAGTGGAAGATTGCTCTTGCCAACATGGACAAGACGGAAATGTCAGAGATTGTTGCCCTTCTCCGAAAAGCTTTCCCTGAGATTTCTGCTGATGTTGACGCTGGATTTATTGCCCGCAACCTCCTCATGCTTCTCACTCCTTGGAAGGAAGGATATGAGGAACAAGTCAAGAAGATTGACATCAAGTCACCATCTGTCAAGTTCCTTGTATCTGCCTGTCTCCCTCAAAACCATTAAGGACATCAATCTCTCTCTGTAATTTGTAATGTATTTTGTATTTTTGTTTATCTATCTCTTAATGTATTTTATAAAACCTCATACATATATAATCTTTCTCCATTATATATGAATATGTCTATAGGATACTAATTTTTATATAGCTACTCTATATAGAATTTATGTTGATTTTTCGTGTTTTACACGAAAAATCAATATCCGTCACATAAAAATATATAAAATTGTATAACAATTTTATATGTTTTTAGGTCCCGTCACTAATCAAAATATTGACAAAAATAAAGATGAAATCTCTGATGAAGAATCTCTCACACACAAAATTGTCCCTGTCATCAAACAAACATATTCTCATTATAGAATAGCATTATTCACATCTATTACTACTGCATTTCTTTTATTAATATCTTTGGCATGGAATGATGTTGTTCAATCTATCATCAAACAATACTATCCACGTGATGATGATTCTATTAAAGGCAAGATTCAATATGCTGTCATTATTACAATCATTGTCATTTTATTACAGTTGTACATATTTCCATATTTCAAACCTAGTGACACAGATTAAAAATTTAAATATGGTCCCGATTGATAGATGTTTTTATTATCTGTTCTGAATGAACTATCTCTATAGTCATTGTATCCTAAATCCATTTGTTTTTTTTCATAATCATATTTTGTTAATGGGTTTTTTCTTATTTGATGGATAGATGGATAAGAAATAAATGTTTCTGTGTTTGCATTATTAATAGTTCTGTTATTATTATTGCCATTATTTATATTATTACAGGGACAATTTGAATACTCACCCATCATGAAATACATATACAACAGAAATATTACCACTAATCCAACCTTTATTATAGTCGTTGACATATCTTAAATATAATAACATTTAGAAGTTTTTTTAATACTATTCAAACTATTTTCTATCTCTCATGTATTAATATTCATATCTAATGTCTGATAATTACTCAATCCTTCATAACTTAACTCTTTTTATCTTTATTATATTAGTGACTTATATCTTCATTCGTGATGATATCCATTACTCTTATAAATTTATTGCATTAGCCATCCTATTTTTTTATCTAATATCCACTTCACATAATTTATGTAACTGTCCCGACCATTTCACCATTGATGATTCTAATAATCTACCTATTATAACTTCCAAACAAGACAGAATTAATAACCTAAATTCTCACCGTGGATCTCTTGGCAGATTTTTGGTTAAGTGTCATTCATGTGGTAGAAAAGGTATAATTGAAAAAAATCAAGAAATGTCAAATAGTCATATCCAACCAATTGCATATGACCAAAATAATTATTCATTAATTGGTCTGGATTGTACTTTCAATCAATCGGAGCCAACAATGAGTTTCTATAACTCAGAATACAATGAAATAAAACAGACATATTGTTATAATTGTCTTAATAAACAAAACATCAAAAAACTAATCTCTAATTATGACGATTTTCCGGCAGTTAATGGTCCACCAATTGTAAATAATCCACCAACAATTTTGTTCTCGAATTCTCAATAATCAGCATCAATATCAAGTATATATCTTAGTCTCTCTTTCAAATCCATTATCTTTAGTAAATATTTCTCATGTAATGATTGAAATGTTGTTCTCAATTTATTTGTTATTCTTGTTCTGATATTCTCTTTTGTATTGTCATTATCAATATTCATAGGTTTAATATTAGGTCTTGGATTTTTTGGTATGTTTCTCATCCTCTTTGAAATCGATCTTATCCTATCTTGAATATTCATATCATTTAGTCCGTTATGTCTTTTATGACTATTGCAGTCCTCAGACATAATATTGTCAGGTTGTTCTAATTCATTCTCTATATCTATGTGAGAAGATTGTTGGAGTTCTTCAGTATTAATATTATTATTTGCAAATATTGCACCATACATTATTGTATTTCTTATGTTGTCATTTTCCTCCTTCTTTCTATTTATGTCTATTGTCTTTTTCGGTTTATTGGAATCGTCATATTTACTATGTCTATTTGGTTTATTAATATTAGGTTTATTAATATTAGGTTTATTAGAATTTATTTCAAATGATATTGTTGGTCTTGATTGTGAATGTGAATATTTTTCGTGTATTTTTTTGGGATTAAAATTATGTTTCGGTTTGTAATCTATAATATATGATTCATTCTCATCATTATGTCTGAATAAATCATTTTCTATTTTATGATCTGGTCTGAAGTCTGATTTAAATTTAATGTATTTTGTGAAATTATTTGTCTTAATTTTTATCTCTGTCGGATATTCAAATCCATATGTTGTATCTATTGTATCTATATCTATCTCTAATTTGTCATCATCCTTCGTCCCATAAATTGGAATATTCCCACTTACTGGATAACATGGGGTCTTGTCTGATCTAAATAAATCTATTGGACTTTTTGGGAACTTGCAACTGCCTATATCTATCTTTTTATTATAATGATTTATCTTTCTATTTAATGCACTATCTAAAGATGAGATTTTTTGGAATTGTGAAATATGATCATTTCTGCTTTTTCCAATATATAATGTATCTTCATTCATCATTTATTTTATATCATTATAATCTAATATTTACTCATTAATGGTTGATACATAATAATAATTTTATTCATTAGCAAATAGATTATTAGACAGATTTATGTACAGAAATATTGGACAGAAATATTAGACAGATTATGAGACAGATTATGAGACAGATTATGAGACAGATTATGAGACAGATTATGAGACAGATTATGAGACAGAATTATTAGACAGATTTATGTACAGATTTATGTACAGATTATTAGACAAAAATATGAGACAGAAATATTAGACAGAAATATTGGATGGAAATATTAGATAGAAATATTAGATAGAAATATTAGATAGAATTATGAGACAAAATTTCATCCATAAACAAAAATATTAATAAATAAACCTTACATAACTCTGTAAATAATTGATATGTTCTTTGTATTCAATGTATTTAATGTATCAGAATCGTCATCATCATCAGTAATAACAGAATAATTTGCCTCAATTAATCTTGTTGTTTTTTCATCATAATTGGGAATTATGTCTTTTAATTTCATATCATCACACATTCTATCATTATCCATATGTGAATATATTATCTTATTTTCACATGTTAAGAAATCTAATTTGATCTCATTTTCTTGATTCTTTCTCATCTCTATACTTTTAACAAATTCATTCACATTTGTATTACTATCAATATTGTGTTTTGTCCAAATTGTATTTGGTTTTCCATCAATAATTGTTGTTGGAGCCGGTGCTGGTTCACTAAAACCAAAATTCTGTCCCGCTAAATTGAAAGAACCATATCTATATCTGTCTAATCTGTTGTATTCACTAATCATCTTCCCATAAATTGATTTGTAAATTTCCAATGATACTAATCCTGATACAATTGATGTCGTTGTTGCAATTGCTGGAATAATCTTTCCAACAATTCCCTTAACTGTATGTTTGTCTTTCATTTCCATATGGTAATTTATTGCTCTGTTGTTTGTAGCTGATGTCATGAAATCAATATGATGGTTTGTATCATCATCCTTCTCAAATTCAATTTGTTTTGTTTTGTCTAAATATCCTTTATTAATTTCCATTCTCTTTGTAATATTGTTAATCATATCTGTCTCACTCATTGAAATTGTTAATACATTATTTGATTGTTCTTTCTGGTCAATATCTTTATTGATAACTTCTTTGGGTTCCTTCAATCTATTAATGAACTTAATATATTTTTTATCGTCATCATATTTGTATCTACGTTGAATACCTAACATGTCTGCCCATAAATAGGCAAAAGATTTTACAAATTCCAAATGTTCTTTATTGTTGACATCATATTTCTGTTCTTGTGGGAAAATCTTATCACCTGACCAAAATCGGTTCTTCTCATCATCCAAATGATCTTTTGGATATTTCTTGACAAGTTGTCTAATAGTGTCTCTATAAATCTTATGCCATTCTAAATATCCCTGATAAATACAATACTTGAAATTCTTGCAACTATTTGTAACCATCATAATATCATCATATATAACCTTAATATCAGTAGGTGTTAATTTATTCATTGATGCTTTATCTTTGGCTTTGTTAATTGATGTCACTACTCTATTGAAATAACCTTCAAATAAATCCCTTGAATATTGTGTCAAATGTTCATATTTATATGGGAATAATTTGAGAGTGCATACAGGAATACTCTGTTCAGGGGGATCCTGGATCGATCCATATGAATCTGTCAAGTTAGGAATAACCGATTGGACATTTCCTTTTGTTCCTAATGTCCCTGATTCAAATAATGGTTTGTCATATTTCAAACATAATGTATCCATAAATAGTCTTGCCTCAATGTTATCAAGTGCATTTGCCACAAAATCTATCTTATTGAAAAATTCTGTATTATAAATATTTAATGTGTCTTTGCATACTTTGTTCTGATGAGCCTCAATTTTCATCTCAGGATTCATTTCCTTTGCTTTCAATGATGCTGTCACAGATTTAGATTTGCCAATATCTGTCTTTCTGAATAGGAATTGTCTATTTAGATTTGAATTCTCAATATGGTCCATATCTGTAATAATAATATTATTCAATCCCATCATACTAAAGTTCTTCAAATGTTCACATCCAATTGCTCCTGAGCCTACAATAAATACCCTTTGTTTCTTAATCTCGTTCATAAATTCATCTCCAAATATCATAAGCTGACCTAAATATCTTGTTTTGCTATTAATATCATATTTAATCTTTCCATTCTTCACATCCTGAATATATGTATCTGGAAGAATATTTAATGATTCAAAATGAAGAAATTGATAATTAGGTGTATATTTATGTGTAATTGATTTAATAACTTCTTGAGCACCAATTGAACCAATTACTGCATCAACACCCACAATTCTACCTTGGCATGTATAATAGAGTTTGTCAAAGATAGTTTGAATATCAACATCAAATTTAATATCCCTAAATATGTTCACTAATTGTGTCTTAAAATGTTTCAGACAAAAAGAATAGTCTTCATTATTTCCAATAGAAGGATATGCTAACTTGTCTGACATATTTGAGTTATTAATTCTCCACAAAGATAAGACTTTCATAAATGTATGTAATAATTTGGGCATATTCCAATATTGTGTGTCAAACATAACTATTTCTGGATCATCTAATGAATCCCTCAATGATTTGAATTTCATCTTAACTGGAATCTTTACCTGATTGAATCTCACATTCTCCAATGTTTGATTTTTCATTTGAATATGTTGTGATTTAAATGCCATCATCTGCAATTCATGTTGAGACCTTCCATTATATGTCTCCTCAAACTTACATAACAACAAATTCCATCCTTCAACCTTCACTAAATATTTTTGGTGTGAATCCAATCCTTCAACAGTTCCATCTATCATAATCACATCACCTGTATATAATTTTGACGGTTCAGCAGTAAATAACTTTGAATTCTCAATCTTTGTAATTATTCCTGTTCTACATTGTTCACCATCTAAATCATTGATCACATATTCATCACCAAAATCACAAAACACATTACCATAAAGACCATGTGTTTGGACTGAAATGAATTTAATATTATTAGTTCTGCAAAGTCTATTCCAATAAATCAGATCATAAATATCATAATCACAATATACAACAGTCATATATTTTTTCACATTATTATCTGTCATATATTCTTGAGTGTCAATCTGAACATTATCATTCAATGTTCTCAATTGTCTCAATATCTTATCTAAAAATGGTTTCCCAATATCAGACTCATTCACATAATAGTTTGATGCTAAATCTTTCCATGTTAGTTTATCACACCCTACATTAATAGATACTTTCTTAACACCGGCCAATACTACACACTTACATAATTCTAATGCAAGTCCTGTGAAATTGCCTTTACAACTAATCAATATCTCTGATTCTGTAATCTTCCTCATTGCATCAAATCCAAATGTATACAATTGTCTTGAATACAATTTCTCATCAATCACCTTAGTTTTGTTCATTTCTTCTAATTATTCTGATTATTTAGTTAGTTTAATTAAGATATATTATTTATACATCTTAATGAATCTCATAATCAATTTTTTTATAAATAAATTATTACTCCATATTCTTTATCCATATCAATTATCATTTTTGGTTTAATTATCTTGATGTCTTTATCCATATTAATATTGTATATCTTGAATGATCCATCCAATTCAATTTTCATCTTATCTTTTGTTATTTCAAAACTTATTGTATTTCTCTCTCTTTTGTCAAATAATTCAATGTCTTTGTACTCTTCTGGATATGTTAATTTACATTTATTTATCTTTTTGTATAATTGGCAATATTGGATGAAGAATGAAGATTGACATATTACCAAAAATACAAATAATAAGAGATACATTGAATCTCTTTTAGGCCTGTCAAGATAGATTGTTCTGTTGTATGGTTTTAGAATATTAAATATATCATCAACATTTTTCACAACTTGACTATTAATTATTACATTTGTTCTAGGCAAATCTAATAAGAATTGTTTGACAATACTTTCATCTTTATGTAGTGTTTCTAATATTGAGTCTATAAATAGATCTCTTCTTATTGCAATAATCTTATCATATATATTGTAATACTCATTAATATCATTATCCATATTAATCATTTTTTCCATTAATATGTATTTATTGAGTCTGACTAGTTTATGATTTTGTGTGATCTTTAATATATCTGACATTTGTGAATATTTGAGTGATTTTTCGAAATAATCTTTGTATTTTATTTCATCTGCTCCAACTAACTGAATGTATTTATCATTAATGAATTTTTTGTTTCTGTAATAATCATAATTACTATTAATTTGTTCTGACATTTTGTGGTCAATATTTCTGAATATTTCATTAATACCATTTATAATAATATGACCATCATTTATTAGATCTGTTATATCGAATATATCTTCTTTTATCTTGTTATTTTTTGGATACATGTTAGTCTGATTGATATTAATTATCTTATAATTCTTAATATCAAAAAATATATTTTTCATCAATTATATAAATATAATGCCTGAACGTAAAACATCTAAGTCATCATCTAAATCTTCATTGAAAGATTGTAAGAAAGGGGATATATACAGAGTTCCATATACTAGAAAAGTTGGATCAAAAACTATTAAAGTGAAAGGTAATTGTATTCCTGCCACAAGTCAATCTGGTTTAAAAAGATCTGTTATTGATCAACAATACTTTAAGGCCAAATCAAAATCAAAAGCTAAAGCAAGATCTAAAACAAGATCTAAATCTATGTCAAGACCTAGAACATGTCCAAAGGGTCAAGTTATGAGATCGGCATATACTAGAGTTAGAAAAGGTACAACATCTTATGTCCCTGCAAGTTGTGTTGAAGATCGTGGTCTACCTGGTCATGGCAAACAACTTTTCCATTTAGAACCTGGAGTCCTTGACAAATATGGTTACAAAAACATTAAACAAAAATCAAAACAATCAAGACATCAATCACTTAAAAGAGCTGTTCAAGAATTGAAACCACTTTCTGTTTTTAGAAGACTTAATGCTTTGTATGTTTTAAACAAAAATCAAGATCCTTCACTTGCCAAAAAGATAAAATCTGACCGTAATTTTGTTAGAGAAACTTCCGAATACAAACAAGCCAGATCCAAATCTAAATCTAAATCTAAATCTAAATCCAAGTCTAAATCTAAATCAAGAAAATAAATAAATTTTAAATAGTGCATTCTGTCTCAGAAACAAGTGTGAATGTGGCTTGTCTAATAATATTTGTATTGTTATTAGTTTGGTTATTGGTTTGTTGGTTATTGGTTTGATTATTATTTGTTTGAGTTTGAGAAACAGGAGGGATTGGTGGAACTTGTAGTGCAGATTGACTAGAAATAGGAACACCACCATTATTCATATTATTAGTTCCATTAATGGTCCCATTATTGATAGTGTTTTTATGCAATGTAAGAACAGTATTAGCAGGTAAGACAATTTTTGAACCAGGTGCCATATGGAATTCATCATTCACATCTAACACTCTCATCAAACCAATTTGGTCAATAGCAATATCATTAATGTAATATCTAGTTCCTGCAGGAATTGGAATAATCTTGTTGTTCATAATATTAGTCTGATTATTCTTTGTTTCACTATTCCCTGTAATAACATCAAACATCGTTCCATCAATATTCACAGTCAATTTTGTTTTTAATGTCACTGAAACATTTGTGCCAAGAGTCATATAATATGTCCCATTCATTCTTCTTGCAGGTCTGATTTGTGTTCCTGATGGAATTTTAATACTGATCGATTTAATCTCATTCCTAATCTCATTCTTAATCTCAATCTGATTATTCAGTATTTGATTTTGGATTTGATTAATATTATTATTATGGGCCTGATTGATTGTTGATTCAATAGCTTTGAAATCAATGTCATTATTAATAATTTGGTTATTAATAGTTTGAGTGCTAATGTTGTGTGTCATTCTTGGTTTGTTTTTGACTAGATTGTTTGATTTTGTTATTAAGTAAATCTTTTATAAAGAAAAATATTCAATTTTTTAATATGATATCATTTGACATAAACTATCACAAATGATATTCATCCAAATATGGCTTTCCATTAAACACTGAAACTCCATCAAAATGGTCTAATGGAAAATCATAAGTCTCTGTCAATTCAATCGCACATTCCATACTACATGCACAAATGTTATGTCGTCGGCATGTATGAACCCACTTTTTCCACGTTCCACAATTAGAACAAGTCTTGTCTTTCAGATTTTTGCAAATTATTTTATTAAATACCACTTTGCACTTCTTGCAAAGCAACTCACTTGTTGGCATTGCATCTTCGCCATATACACTTGGTCCGCAACTTCTGTAATCATTGTCACTATTTGTTTTTTTCTTGGCTTCCTCATCCTTTATGGTTTGCATAATCTTTTCCTTCTCCTTCTCCTCTTTGTATTCGGTAATTTGCTTGGTCAGATCTGTGATTGTTTGCTGTTTTTCCGCAAGCTTCTTGTCAAAACTGGATTGAATTGATTTGTTCTTTCTGATTTCTTCAGAAAGTTTCTCCTCTAACTCTTTGATGACAGACAAGAGATCTTCTCTTGTGCTATTCTGATAGATGTCGGCCATGTTATGTTGTTGATGAAATGACTAAAAATATAAATTCAAGTTCGATTTCAATCAGCATTCTGATTGATTTAAACCTGTGGTTTGATTGCTAATATTCATATAGACATTCTGAATAATCTGATTTTCAATTTTTTATTGAATTTATTTAATTAGAGAGTGTGTATTGTATGTAATGTCAATACAAGATTACTATTATGTCTTAATACTGAAATAAAATGTAAATTATTTGTGTCATCACTATCTGGAATTATTTTAATATTTCCAGTATTAATTGGACTAAATTTCAATAGTCCATTAACCCTAATAATATTGCACTCTTCATTTTGATAGTCATACATATTAGACATATTAATCATATCAGATGTATTATTATCATTATTATTTTGTGATAATCCAAAAAACTTTTCCTTTAAAGAAGTTGATTTATTTAATGATCTAATATGAGACATATTCTTCCTTGATTTGTCTGTCAAAATAAATTTATCTTTATTGAGAATAAATCCTGTTTTTATGTTTTTATTATTAGTATTATTAGTATTATTAGTATTATTAGTATTATTAGTAGTATTATTAGTATTATTATCAGAATATGTGTCTTGTTTTTTTGTCTCAACAATTGGATTATCTCTTTTGATAAATCCCCTTTTAGATATTCTGATCGGAATTATCTTCTGTTCTGTTTTATGGCAAGATCCATCACTCAATTTAATCAAGTTGTCTGATTTATTTGATATTGTTTTTGCCAAGACTGTATTGGATATATTATCCATATTGGATACATTATATGGATAAGTGATTTGACAATTTATGGGAAGAGTAGTCCAATTTATTGATGTATTGTAAGTTCTGTCAATAAATCTTCCAATATCCAAAGAATATGTCACAGTATTAAATACAATTCTTAATGATGAGTCTGTTAAATCTGACTTAGTAATATTTTGATTTGATGTTATGTAAATTATTTTGTCATAAATATTAGTATTCTTATTATCATCAGTCATCTCAATTAATGATTCTACTAATAATTTATCATTTTTGGTTTGATATTTCTTATTGATTATTTTGTCTATCAAACATTCGAAAAAATCATCTCTATTAGTAATTGTGTCATTAACAGTTATCATATTGGATTTGTCTAAAATTGTGTCAGTCCCAATAAATGGTGTGGATGGATAGTTTATTTTAAGTTGACTATGGAGCATTATATCGATAGTAATTAAGTATATTAATGGTTATTAAATTAATTCATGGCAATTAATTTAATCAATTTATTATGATGAAATATTATCTGTCATAATATCAACAAATAATTTCTTGATCACTGTTATTTCTTTATTTATGATCTTATAAGCATATGCTTTTTCTGTAGATTGTTTCTTTTTGAATGAGATAATTCTAATATTATCATCATATTTCATATATTTGTATTCAAGTTTTTCATTAGTTCCATCTTCAAATGCGATAACAGAAATTGATATATCTGATTTAGGATAGTTAGTCTTAATAATTTGTCTTAATTCTTTCATATCATTCAATGTATCAGTGAAAACACTTGAACCAAATGTGATATTATCTTTAATACATGGGTCATTACAATATATGAATCCAATATTTATTCCTGTTTTAAGTTGGTCCTCAAACTTATTAATACCATCAATATGTCTCTTTTTATCATCTAATGATTGTATATCATTGTATGGATAAGATACACAGAAAATTTTCCCTTCATCATAATGTTTTAGTCCTGATTGGATTATTTCTTTAAGTTTGTCAAATCCATTTGTAAATAGATATTTCAAAAAATATGGTGATATATATACAGTATTAAATGGTGAATAGTCTACTTTCTTGTCAAGTTGTTCATTCAAATACACTGTAAATGGTGATGCACCTAATACTGATACTTGTTCACATCTATATTGTTTCGTTATTTTTGGCAATTTGACATCACGAATACTTGTCCAACCATTATGACAGAATAATAGATTCATATAGAATACACTGTAATCAGATTTGTCATATAGATCTAACATATCTGTTTCAACATAAGGTGGTGCTACATTAACTGAATATTCACCAACATCTTTGAGAAATGATTTGAGTTTGAAATGAGGACTGTTGTTAAATCTGTATCTAAGATTCCATCTCTCTTTAATTTCTTCTGATGTGGCTTTAATTAATTCTACATGATGAACTGGATCTGAATATATATGACATTTTGGAACCCATCCAGCTATCTTTTTCGAATAATCATAAAATAGAGGTTCATTATAAGTCCTTAATATACCTTTTTTAGCTTTGAGTAATTTGTAGACATTATCAATAAAACCATCACTAATATCGGAAACATTAAAATTTTTGATCCAATCATCTTCCATCTGAAGGACAAGATCATTTGAAGCTTGTCTAATTCCTTCATTAAAAGAAAAACCAAGACCTTTATTATGAGTAATACATTTGGTAGCACCATAAACTTGTGGTAGACCTATCTTGTCAAAAAGAACAATTATTTCATTACAAGTATTAGGAAACATTGCCCTCACTTCTGCTATTGTCTGTTTCAAATAAGTTAATCGATCCGGATTTGCCAAACATGATGCAATTACTGTTGTGAAATACATATATGATTATAAGATTATAAACTAAATAACTATTTCATAGGTTGTAGAATTCTTTTTTGAGTTGTTTGTATTGATGTTTATATTTTTTGTAGTCGTTTAGATGACTAACACCCCCACCACTCGGCCCATCATTATCATTATGTTGTTGTTGTAATTTTTGCTGTTGTAATTGTTGTTCAAGTGTTTTCATATTATTTATTAATGATTGTTTATAATTTCCAACATTTTTACATAATTCCAAAATATATGCCATCATATTTTCTGTTAATCCATTTTGTTCTTTGTGCAATTTTACATTGTTTAGGAAATTATCAATATAATAATATGCCACATCTAATTTAATTAAATTATTTAAATTGTCACTAATTAATCTATTATGTTCTTTAGGGTCATCATCAACATAATAAACCACTTCATATTTCTTTTCTTTAATTTTTGACAATATATATTTATCTTTAGCCATTGTCACACATGATTTTCCAGTGGTTGTATTCGCATTTATTTCTGTAAAATATCCATCTAATCCGGCATCTTCCAAAACTTGCTTAATCTGTCCACATTCGCCTCTTGATGTGATATATATGTCAAATCCTGCTTTCTTTATGCCATCTAACATTTTCTCCAATTTGCTGAATCTGATTGTTGATCCAAAATATAATTTATTTTCAGAAAGCTTTTTATGGTCTAATTTTGTCTGGTCAAAATATTCAAGGAAAACAATATAATTTTTCCAATGTGGTCGTTTGTCAAATTCATTTATGTTAATATTGAACAATGACATATGGATAAATGTTAGTGTGCAATCGAAATCAAAAAATATCGCATATTTATTCTGACCTGTTTGTTTTGTTTCTGATTTAGAATTTTTCAATTTGTTTAGTTCTTGAATTAAGTCATTTAATGATTTTTCATCTAATTTATCTGCAAGGCCTTTTGTTAATGTCATGATTGAACTGTAATTTAATAGGCTTTTCAAATCATTAATCAAAGTAATGATATTATTTTCAAATACACTTTTATCTTGAGAAATACAATATACATCAAACACATTGCTCTTAGTTTGTATATTTTTCACCTCTTGGCTTGCAGATGATACTAATGCTGATGAAGTTGATGAACTAGAAGAAGAATTTGAGAATTCACTCATTAAATTCAATGCATCTTGAGTTGCCTTAATATCTTTATCATCAAATGACATATATGAATCTTATATATAAAATATACTAAATTAATTCTATTTAATATGTTTTTTGATATGTTTGATTAAACCGGCTAATCTTCCTATTTTTTTAATCTTATCTTGATGTTTATTCAAAAATTCCCAAAATAATTTATCCCATTCATCAGTCCATTTATTATTTTTATCTTTCTTCCAATCACTCATATTCATTAAATAATTCGAACTACTTATATATGGCTTACTTGTGAAAT